CCATCTTGGAGCGTCACTAATGAGTCTGTAACGCTGCGCACAGGTACAGTCGTCACGACAAAACCTCCTTCAGTCGATAGGGTGGGGTTAGGCGCCGATGAGGGCCACACTAGGCGCGACGCTGAATGTCACGGTGATCTGATCCGCCCGGTTGTAGCACAAACGCCCCGCTGGTCAGCCCTGTATTGGTTGAGGCTTGAGTCCCGAGCGTAAGAGCAATCTGCGTCACGGTGCCGCCCTGCAAAATGAGAGTCACGGGCACATTGTTGGTATTGGTGTAGGCCGTGCCGCTCGTGAGCGTGGGGGCGGTTAGAATGCCAACAGGGTTGTAGCCGGGGTTGTTGCGGGCGACGGATGTTGAACCGGAGGCGAACACAATTGCGGCTCCCGTGTTGCCGCTAAAGGTGTTGCCACGCGGACTCACACTCCTTTTTGATCAACTGCTTGGTGCGGTACTGCTTCCGGCGCACGGCCCCGGCTAATAGCTCGCCGGTGCCCACGTCACTGCTTGGGCCTGCGCGACAGTGGTGGTAGCTTTAGCCTCAGCCACCAGCGTGCGCAGTTGCTTAATCTGCGCCCAGGCGAAGCTGTTGGCCGCCACGTCAAGCTCATCCAGCGTGGTCTGGTCAGGGATGCTGACGGTGTTCCCGTTGATGTCGGCGTAGGGCATGGGGAACGTGTCGATTCCCTTGTCAACCGCCTGCTGGACCTGCATGAGATGCATCTGGTCCATCTGTTGCCAGCCGAATGTGTACGAGGCGCCACTGATAGTCGCCTGAAATCCTGCATTGACCGTCTCCTCGTAGCCCCCTTGAATCGCAGCTATCGCTGAGGCCTGCGCCTCCGCGAGAAGTTGCGCGTTCGTTACGGTGCTGATGAGTTTGTTATTGACTACAGTGTAGTGGGATGGGTTGTTGATTGCGTCCTGAGCGGTGGTGTCAGTTTCGTCGAACGACACGGACGATTGGCCCTCTGTCGTCTCCCACTTCGATACATTGGATCTATGCCGTTCGAGGATCTGCCCAGTGGACGTGTCGTAGATGAACCAATACATTTGGTCCCCTCCTTAGCTACCGATGGCTAACCAGCTGATGGCCGCCACACCAGAGATGCCGGTGTTCTCTACACCGAGGGAAAATCCGGTGGGCGTAACCGCTGAAACACTCACATACGCCGCGTTGTTGTTCTGCGCGTACGTCGCAAGTACGACAGGCGCTGAGGTGTAGGGGGTTGGGAAGGTGACCGCCTGAGCAACCGTAGTGTTTTGAGTCGTTGTGACATAGGCGGTTCCGCTCTCTACTTTGTATCCTCCGCTGAGGGCTTCAAGGAGCGTCCCGTCGCGGCCATACGGGACAAAGGCACCGCCAACACCCACCCCCGCGACCCGAAAACAAACGACACCCAGCGGATCGGTCACGTTGAAGGCGTCAGCGGCGGCTGAGTTGGTTTTGGCCCCCCATGTTGCGCCTCCGCTTCCGGTGGATAACGTCGCGCCTCCCGGTGTGACAAAGCCGGTCCCGTTTGACATCGCGACGTTACCCGTCGGAGCTACGGTACCTTGCAGACTAGCCAAGATCCGCTCGTCCGTGATGTTAGCCTGTGTAATGCCTGTGGCGCCGGGCGCAACGTACACGTGCGCCAGTACGATACCCACATACCCTGCTGGCAAGGATGGCGCTACGGGAGCGGCCGATGCGATGCCCGTTACCGACTGGACAATCGGCGTGTACGGCGTTGTGGTCGTGTTGATAGCCGCAACGATAAGGTCGATGCGCGGATTACTGGGGTCAGCGGTGGCAATCGTCAACGTTTGGGGGGCATCACTGCAGAAGCGGTACCCCCCAGGTAGCCAAGCGTTGCCCCCTGTCGTACCCTGCGCCGCCCCGGCCACTGTCACGCTCATCGCGTTTGGAGTGGAGGCCGACACCCCCAGATCCTCGCTCGTTACGACACCGGGACTGACCCAGTCCGTCCACTGCTCCATAAAATCCTCGGGAGCGTACGAACCACCTGAATAAAAACTGGCATGGATAGCCACGCGAAAACCTCCTTATGTGCTGACCTGCGTGACACTTCCTGTATCCCAGTGCACATAACTCGTTGTACCCAGGGCTTGCACCTGCTGCATGGTTTGAGTGACAGAGATCTGACTGTATGTCGTCTGGTTCGGGTTGTTAATGTAGACATCAAGGATGAGAGCGGCAGACGTACCGAAGGTCACGGGGAAGGTGACCGGGAACGCCTCGGTTCCGTTCACGCGCACCACCACCACCGGATACGCCCCCACAATGCCTGCGATGAGCGTAATCATCGACGAAATCATGGAAGACGTTGAGTAATCGAGCGTGGCCTGATAGCCAGCCGATTTGACCCGGTTCAGGATTTGGAGCATCTGGCCCGTGGTGTAGGCATACCCTGTGGAGCTCCCCGCGCGCGACGCTTGGACGTTAAACGTGCCGGGCGACACGTCATAAACGGCGGCCTTATAGCCGAGAGTGGCAAACAACTTTTGAATGGCGAAGTTGTTCTGCGTCGGGCCAAACCGCATGGCGACCAGACGTTGCATGTACATCGCGTCTGGCTCCCCTTGAAACCGGGGAATGCCCACTGAAGCTCCCCACCAGTCCGCGCAACGTGTCAGCGCGGCTTGCAGGTTCACCTGCGCCGCTTCTGCGTTCGCAAACCGCTTGTTCCCTTCGAGGAGGCGGCCCATCATCCCGAGCACCGCATACGTCGGATCGCTTGGCAGGGAGAGCGACACGGGCAACGGGCTTGACGCCACTTGGTTCGGGAGGGTCAACAATTCCGCGAGTCCCACCGTGGCGGCGGAGGTAGCGACCACACCGAATTGCGCATTGATCTGGTCGGCAAGTTGCGTGACGGTTAGACCATAGAGATCGAACGCGGCAGAGGTAGCGCCCACGGTCATGTACAACGTGTTGCCTGACAGACTGACACTGCCACTCCCGGCGAGAGACAACGCGGAGAACGTATCCGTGGGAACCGGCAAACCGCCGGGGATATTGGTGACCAGGCGACTAATAAACGGGTTCATCGCGCCTCCTCCTAGCTACTCGCCTGTTGAATCGTCGGCACGCCCGAGAGCACATACACATTCCCGTTGATGAGCGCCGTGTTGCTCGTAGGTGGCGACGCGGCCCCGGCGGCAGGTAAGGCCGTCAGGGTCTCCTGAGCACCGTTGCCGGAGAGCGCGAACGTAACGGACGCCCCGCCCTCTTGTGACAAGTAATAGCTCACGCCAGTTGCGCCGACCGCCAGCGTTTGCGCGGGTATCTGGATGGCTTGTCCAGCCGTAAGGGTGACCGACCCGAGCGCAGAGACCGTTGTCTCGCCCCATGGGTTCGTATACGTGATGCCCACTTGATACGTGCCAGCTGCCAGAGACGTTGAGGCGCCCGGTGTAATGGCAACCGGCACAGGGGCTGCACCGGGGGGCGCCACGTACGGCGTTGCCGGCTGGTCCGCAGACGGCGAGAGGATTTGGACGTTCCCAACCCCCGGGACGGCACGAATGGCTGTCGCGAGCGCTGTGACGCTGAACGTCTCGCCCAAGCCGAGTTGCGCAAGGTAGTTCTGAATGGCCGCTTGCACACCGGTTTGAACGGCTGCCAAGGTATAGCCATTCGCCGGATACACGGCCGCGGTTACGGATAGCGGAGTTTGCGGTGCGTCTACGACGTACAGGAAACACCCTCCGGGCTTCGGGCCCACCACGACGGTGCCATTCGTGTCGGTGTAGCCGTACAGCAGGTTTTTCGTCTGCGTCAAGAGGGCCGTTGACATTGATCCGACGCCGTTAAACACGTAGCAGTACCCGGTGCCCGGCGCCACCCCGTCGTACCATTTGGCTTTGACGACCTGCTCGGTCGGGTTCCCGGACGCATCCGTAATCTGGCTCTTCACGGCGGCCGCTTCAATGGATGGCCCAATACCCTTTTGGATTTGTTCCAGTTGGTTGGCGATTTGCGCCTGTATCTGAACCTGCGTCGGTGCGTCCTGTCCCGGTACAACAGGCGTACTAGACTCATTCGTCACAGTGAGACCGCTGACAGGGACCACCATCTGCGTGATGCTGTTCGCAGGAACGTTGGTGATGCTTCCTGTTGAACTACAAAGACCTGTAAGGGTCACGGACTGACCCGGCTGTAACGTGCCAGACTGCCCGATGACCCATTGGAGTGTGCTAAGCGGGATCGCGGCAGCGGTGCCCGACGTATACGTCCAGACCGGAGCCGAGGCGGACAAGGTGAAGGTGAGGGCGTACACCGAACCAGTGGCACCGATGGGAGGTAGTCCGAGCATCCCGGAGAGGACGTTTAGGACCGCGACCGCAAACAGGTCTTCCGTTTGTTGCTGCTGGACGGACGACTCCACGGCGAAGCTATCCACCAGGCTGCGAATCACGGTGCCGGTATTAAAGTTTGTGGCCGTTGAAGTACTGCTTGTAATAGTCTGAACAGCGGAAGTGGCAATCTGAGTTGGGGTCTGTGGCAAAGCTCAACCCTCCTTTCAGGCGAGGCTGACCGTAGTATTGACGGACAGAGGAGCGTTATTGCCAGTAACGTACGAGTCACCCGTAATCGCTAGACTGGAGCCCGCGAGCGTCGTCTGGAGGTTGCGAATATCCATTATCTCGGGTAGTTTCATCAGCGCTTCCCGTGCATACGCAGGCCACGGGGTGTCGGGTGACGAAGATCCGAGTTTTGCGCGAAGCTGGGCTCCGAAGTCCGGGTGAAGCGGTAAGCTCTGCAAGTCAGTTCCGAGCACACTGGCGAACCGCTGCTGCGCCATCGCCTCCCCGCTCACCGTGGCCAGGTCACCGGACGCATCCCACTGAAGCGGCCACGCGAGATCGGTTCCAAACGCATCCACCAACTCGGCCAAGGCGCTCAAGTTGAAGTTGTTTGTCGCGCTGGTCACCGGGACATAGACGGTGTCCCCCGGCAGGAGGACGTGGACGTTGCCAACCGAGAACGCAGTGAACATCTGCACTTGCGCACTGAGCCCGTACGAATTCTGCAGCGGGGTTGACAACTCAAACGTCGTCCCGTCGTACGCCCTCACGCCAACGGCTTCTGCTACCAAGCCAGATGCTCCGCTGTACGCAAGGTAGAGCGTGTTGATGCTCTGGGGCTGACCGGGGAAACTGACGGACGACGATCCAGCCGTCAACGGTTGCGTGGACGTTACCGATGCAAGGGGGGGACCGTAAACCTCCGACGGGTTCAGCGTGATATACGGTGGCGCGAGCCGATTCGTCGAGATGAGCGTGCCCACGTCCGTCCCGAGTTGGGTGGCAACGGCCTCGATGCCCCGTTCAATATCGGTCACGCTAAGGATGTGTGGTTGCCCTATCATCTCACCGTCACCCCTCCCATCAACGTGTTCAGCAACTGCACCGGATTACTGGGTACGCTCGTCTGCTGCACCGGGTCCCATGCCGTTAATGACGTTAGCGCGGTCTGTGCGCCTTGGGTCAGCGTAAGGCCTACCGAGCCGCCTGTACTGGCCTGCGCGCTCAACGTCGCGTTGGCGGATACCGCACGCGCGGACGAGGAAAGGTGGAGCAGGTACTGACTGCTGTAGATGCTCTGCGTCGTCGCGGTGTATAAGGCATCACACACGTTCGCGACCGATAGCGCGATGCTCGCCAGATTTCCGAGGGCCCCCGCAGAGAGGGTATCGTAAACGGCCTGCGCGCTCGCTAAGAACGTGATCCACGTCTCGAGCGCCGGAACCTGGCTCAATAAACTGGTGAGAGGCGCCAAAATCTCCTGTTGTGACGGTACAGATGCCGGATAGCGGAGCATGGTTTCCCTCCTCAGTTCGGAATTTTGAGCCACAAGCCGGTGAAAATGAGATTCGCATTTTGCAGGTGATTGAGCGCGACAATTTGAGCGACGAAGCTCTCCACTTGCGCTTTCGACGCTTGCCGTGGGAGATAGGACTGAGCCATCGTGTACAGAGTGTCGCCGCTCTGGACCTCCCGCAGCAGGTAGGGGGTTTGCTTCTGGGAGAGCGCCTTTTGGTGCGCGGTCGTCACGCTTTGCTGCGCGAGTCGAGCAATGGCGGCTGCGCTGTGAAACTTCGGCGCTACGGCGTCAGATGCTTTCTCAACCGGGCCCTTGGTGAGATCCTTAAGCACCGTAAAACTGACTCCATACGAGACGGTGGTCGGGCTTGCCACCGAACGCGTCAATTGTGGCTGTCCAACCGGTTCGAGCTCCCACGTTTCTCCGGTGGCCCCGTTGATGCCCGTCAAGGTCTGGCTGTTTGGGTTCGAGAGTTGTCGCGTGGCGTAGTATTCGAGAATGTCCATCGCCAGGTGCCGAACGGCGGTATTGCCGTCCACATGCTGCCCGTTAAATCGACCATCCGGGCTATCCCAAGCGGAATCCCCCTGCAACGCGATCGACTGCGGACCTAAGCCAAAACGGTCTACCCAGATCCCCGACAGGGTCTGCGTGATAGTGGTGCGAAAGAACAAGGCCACGCTCTGACTCGGGTTGACTGGCAGCGTGAGCGTGTTCACAGAGGCCTTCCCCGTCGGTCCGACTTCCAGGGTAAACGTGCCCCCGATCTTCAACCCGACCATTGCCATCTCCCTCACCCCCTACCCGGCATACACCTTTGTGCTGGAGGCCTGAATCACTCCGCCGACGACCACATCGCCATCTCGCGCAATCGGCTTGCCCCCTCCCGTCACCGTCCCCACGTAGACTTCCGAAGCATTCACAGTAACCGTCCCACTCACGGTGAGGTTGACGGTCCCCTTCACGTTCAGCGTGAGGTTGTACGGCGTGGTCGTGGTCTGCGGGGACCACTCTGCATTCTCTTGCGTCATGTCTACGGGAGTGTCGCCGGTGGACGCCAACGTATAGGACCCGTCTGGATACCCTGTCTGCACGTCGCCGGCAGGTGAAATGGCCGTCCAGATCCCGCTCTCGTGCAAGCTCACTTTCCACCCTGCATTCACGGTGTGAACCTGCGAATTGTATGGGCTTTGAAAACCCAGGCAAATAGGACGCTGCGCTCGTCGACCGAGAAAAACGATGACGGCCCAAACGTCCTGATCGCCCGATGGGATAGGTTGGTCGTAGGCTCCGAATTCGGTCGGTATCGGAGCGGCCAGCTTGATGTTGCTTGGCAAGTAGGTCTCTCCCGTTTGCGTCCCGTAGGACCAACTCGTGACCGGGACCCCGTAGAGAATGCCGCCTTGGACTTTCCCATCGAGTGCCACGTCGATGCGACCCGTATCGGAATGGACAGCGATGACCTTCGCCAAGAACGGCCCGGGCTCATTGCTGTATGGGTTGGAGTTCTCGACACGAGCGCGAGCGGCGAGCGCCGGGTCAATGTGATTTGACTTCACGGGACGTCCCACCCCCGAACCCCTTGTAACGTGGCATCCCAGCCGTTATTCGCGTACTGGAAGTTCTGCGTCACCTGCGAGAGGTAGTACTCACGCTTCTTCTCCGGCACGGTGCGGTAGGTGCCGACTTGCAAGGCCTCGTCTCCATGCGCGTGGATCGAGCCGCTCCAGAACTGCTCCACGTCGCCCAATGTGGCAATCAGCCATGCGTTCAAATCAGCGGCTTGCTGCAGAAGCGGCATCGTGTTCTTCGCCGGTTTGCCGTTGCTCTGCGCGATGCTGATCCAAGGCGTGTCGAGCTGCAACGGGTTAATGCCGTACAACTTTGCTTTGCTCGTCATGACCCCATTGGACAGCCCCGGCAGGAACGTGGGTTGGGTCATGTTGAAAAGCTGACCGTCCGCCGCCCACGTAAGGAAATAGGTGTACAGGTCCGCGTCCGTCTGGGCGTCCACCACACTATCCACGTCGAGCACGTCCCCGGAACTCGGGCGAGACCGTCCATGCGCCGGCGTAGCACCGGTAATGGTTTTGTACGGAGCCATTCGACCAACGAGCGTCGGACCTTCGGCGTCGTCGCGGACAAACAACTCACCCCACGGAGGAGAGGACGCGTACTGCAGAAGGTTGTAATAGCTGCCGGTGTAGGAGGCAACCGCGAGACCATTCATCGAATAATGAGGAAAAGTGAAGTCGTGACGAAAGTCGGGTAGCGTCGGATAATTGTGCGCCTGGAGTCCTTGCATAAGAGGGCCGGCCAGGTTCGCAAACGCCGCGGTAATCCACTCGTTGACGCTGTTTGCAAAGAGCGGAATCTTGAAATTTGCAAACAGCCCGAAGCCTGCGTACTCTGCGGCGATGCCTTTTAACTGCGCTGCACCCGACTTCTGAAACACGTTTTGCGTGAATAAGTAGAGAATCTGCCACCGATTCAGGAGTTTCGTATAATCTGTTCCCGTGAGAACAATGCGGGGTTCGCTCAGGCCGCCGCCTTGACCGAGGGACAGGTTGTTGTTCGGCGAGTCGAGAAACCCACGCATGATGATCGGATACTCTCCGTTGACCTTCTGCCCGGTCTTGCTCGCTCGTATCTCCACGTAGTCCATGGGTTTTAGTAGGGCCGACCACTGCTTGCCAAGCTGGTAGGACCCGGGGGTGAGGGACAGCTTGAACGTTCCGGTCGTGAAGGACTTGGTTGTCGTCCAAGAGTATAGATCACCTGCGAGCTCGTAGGTTTCACCCCGCCACGTATGTACAGTAACGCTGCTCTTTGACGTGTATCGGTTGACCGCGAAGCTCACTGGCAATCCCTCCCTTATGGTATTGTACGGAGTAGAAAGGGTGAGGTAGATGAAAGGTCGATGGGCGATCTCCGTTTTATTCCTTGCAAATACCATCTTCGGTATTCGTGTGAACGCGCATCCTCTCACGGTTCGCCAGGTGCTCCTTCAATTCGTCCCTCCTGGCGAACCTGGCGCGCCACACAATCTTGAATGGCTAGTGGAGCATCGGGCCGGCGACGGAGGGTATTACGGAACTCGTTACTTTCCCGGTACCCTTCGCATCACCAAACAGACCGATAGAGTGATCCTCCACTACAAAACAGTAGAAACCATTTCGGCCACCGGGATCACAAAAACCCAACGCGTGCTGTCCGGAACCACACATGTCTGGAACAATGTGCTGTGGTCGGCAGAGTGGAAGCTGAACGCCCGTGATTTCACTTTCTTCCTTTATCAAAACTTGAAAAGGCCGCATACGTGGCAAGTTGTCGGTCAGAACGATGCGGGAATCCAAGTGTTGCATTTCTAGTGTGTCGGGAGCGCGTTCAGGTAATGGGCAATCTCCTGTCCGAGCGCCTGAATGGACTCCTGCGCAATAGACACCTGGGTGGCACCGTTGGCCAGATTGTTCGCTCTCGTCAATACCTTCTGCGCATAACCGGGCGTCCCCCCGCTGTAGTTCTCCAGCGCGGTCTCCCACTGAGCGGTATTCATGGTGCGCGGATCCTTCCCTTGGAGGAGAATGTTCAGCGCTTCGTTTGCGCTCCAGGTTGGATTGATGGCGCTGAGCGGGGTTACACCCTTGTGAAAATTCTCCAACTGGAACGCCCCGAGTGCGAGCTGGTGATGTTTCGCTGTTAGCTGGTTCGCCGTCGTGAGGTACTGCTGTCGTGTTTGAAAGGAATAAGACTTGCCCGTTGAATTGTCGTTGATGACGTAAGGATTTCCGCTGCTCTCCTGCGTGGCGACAGACTGCATGATGGCGTTCACCATGAGGTATTCACCCTGCAAGGCTTGCGGCACGTGGTGGCTGGCCGCTGCCTGGTAGGCCTTCGCGACGCTTGGGGGCGCGTAGGGGCCCGTATAGGGGTTTCCTGCCGTACCGGTCGGTGTCACGTACGAGGAGCCCCCGGCAACTTTCGCACCGAGATTCCCCAATAGACTGCGCAGCGCACCCAGTTTCCCAGCCAGCACCTGCATCTTGGCCCGTGCGAACGCATTTTGTTCGCTGATGGTAAGGCGTGTCTTCTGCCCGCTCACCGTGGAGACGTGTTGCGCGTTCAAAGCGCCAGACTTCAGCATCTGCACGGCTTGGTTTTCGCTGATGCCCGTCATCTGAGAAAGGATCCCCGCTTGCGTGAAGATATCGCCCGGGGCCATCTGCTTGACCATCCTGGTCAACTGAGCGCCAAGGGTAGTTCCCCCCACTTGAGCACCAAGGCCCTGCTCCATAATGCTGCGCATCTGCCACGGATTTGTAACTTTACCGTTGCTAGCTTGGTAGATTGCCGCCATGCTCATGAGGCCACCGAGACCCGAGCCACTGCCGATGGAGCTATTCATCGTCGAGAGGATGTTGGCCCCAGCTGGGCCTTGCAAACCTTGAATGCCCGTGGCGCTCATGGCGGTGTACTGAGCGGCGGTGCTGTTCGCTGATGTGATGATGGGGCTCATAGAGCCGAGACCTGAGTACACACTCAAGAGTCCCGTCGCCAGTGCGCCCTGACGGCCTTGCATGTGACCTTGTTGGACCATGTTGAGGAACATCTGGTTATATGCCGACGGGTTCATGGAGCTCCCCACGCCGTTGGTGATGCCCAGCTGGGCGGCTTGCGCCATGATGTTCGCCTGCACCTGCGGATCCAAGCCGTTCAGAAGGGCATTCGCCCCCGCTTGTTGGACCATCCGGGTAAGTCCTCGCATTCCGAGACTGTTCCCAAACCCCTGCATAAGCGTTTGCGCAACTTGAGTGGACTGGACGGGGCTCATCGCGACTCGAGCCCCCGCCATCTGAAGGCTCTGCTGGAAACCCAATGCCGAGTTCGTGGCGTTATCAAGAGCGTGCGACATTTGCGAGAATACCGGAATGGTCTCGCTGAAGGTCTGCATCCCCTGCTTAATTGTTCCGCCCACGAGGTTCAGGATGGAGCCCACACCGGCAGCAATCGCCGCTCCAAGGGGTCCGCCCAGCATACCGCCAATCCCCGCTCCCCCGAGACCCCCGGCCACCGCTCCGGCTTCGCCACCGCCTGCCAGTGCGTCAATCGCTGAACCCGCAACGCCACCCTTGATGCCCCCGACGATTTTGCCCACCAAGCCACTGCCGGACGCGTTGTTCGTGAAGTGCTGCGCAAAGCGTTGGAGCGGCGTCTGCGCAATAGGCGTCTCGGTGACCAGCCGCTGCGCTTGCGGTGCGCCCAGCCCGGTGCCGTACTCCTTGTAGAAATTCTTTATCGCGGAGGGGAGCGCCACATTCGAGCTTCCGGCACTGTACGCGGCATTCAAGTACGCCAACTGGGTGTCGCGCTCCATGGCAGAGAAATTGCTCTGCAGTCCCTGGAACCAGCTCTTAATCTGCTGGGAGGTGACGCCCACTTTCTGAACGCTGGTGCTCACGGGACGGCCCGCGTACTTGACGCCCCACAGGTTCTGGCCTGCTCCTCCCCGAACCGTGCCCGCAATCGCCGTCATGGCCGGAGCCACGACATTCTCGTAATACTGGGTGTACCCTGCAGTCGTCGCTAGGTTATAAGAGGGACCCCCGCCGCCGATCCGAGCCGGCATTCCCGCCGTTCCGGGAATCGGAGAATCTGGGGGCGCATGATGACCGACAGAAGGGCGCCCTCCTACGGCTACCCCGCCGCCGGATGCCGCCATTTGCGCGTGACCGGCGTCCACTTGTCCGACCGAACGCATCAGGGAGGTGTACTTCTCGGCCTGTTGGATCATCTTCGACATCTCGTTTTGGAGTTGTCGATAGCCGCTTAAGTCGGCTTTCGTGCTGACTTTAATGTCCGGCATCCGTTAGTCCTCCCATCCGAGTTCTTTCGGCGTCGTGGGTACCTGCTCGGCGTCTTTGGCCAAGTGCGCCCGTATCCTTGCGTACCGTTCGTTCATGCTGGCGACCTGCTCCGAGAGAGAGGTCGGGCGTCGAGGTTTCCCGCTCATCACGTTGCCAAACTCGAATCGAGCTTGGATCCACACGTCCAAGTCGTGATCGCTCAAGCGGTCAAGGGCAGCGTCATGCGGCGCAATCCCGTAAAGCATCGCGTACACAAAGCGTCGGTCGTCGAGCAGCGCATCAACCGCGTCATCTCTAAGCTTTTCCCACTGCTTTTTCGGGAGCTTCCGAAAAGGAGTTAAGCCACTTCCATAGCCCTCCTCCGAGTTTGTTTACGACGTGAAAGTCTAGATCCTCGAAATTCACATTATCAGGCGATGTGCACAAGAGATTCAATGCCGCGAGATTCTGCGAATGGGCGTACGCAAGGGGAACGCCATCAGATACCCCTCCGCGCATCTGGAGTGCGTCGAGGTCAAGCTGAATCATCTCTTTGGACGACGGAAGCCGGAACGTGTACTTCACGCCTCCGGCTTCGATGGTTTTATTGATCGGCGGCATCATAGCCCTCCTTAGACTTGCCAGACACTCGAATCCGGTGCAATGAAGGACAGGTTGTACGAGACAATGTCGCCGGCGGCCACAGCCACCGCGTCGTTGTTGTACACACAGTTGTCGATTTGATAGAGCGCGGTGCCGACGGTGTCGACGGCTTCATGCACCGCAATCGTGACCCCTCTCGCCCCGACCTCGGAGACGAGACTATCATGGACGGCATTGTGGGCGTTGTTCTGCAGAACCGTGTTTCCCGACAGCGTGCTCTGCGGCACCATGCCCGTCAGTTGCACACTAACGGTGATGGTCGTTGGAGGGGCGTCCTTGTACCTCGGGTCGCCTACGGCAAAGCGCGGCTGACGGTTCACACTTCGAGTAATCGTGATGTTCTCGCAAAACCCGTACGGCCCTCCGTTGACCCAGATATCGACGTTATTCGCCGTAAAGAGCGGCGTCAGCTGCGCGCTGTTTTGAGCCAATCAACTCACCCCCTACGCCACTGCAATGGGCGTCAGTTGCAACCCAATGTAGTTGGTCGGTACCGCGAATGCGCCTAGAACGCTCCCCGCCAGTTGGTCCGCTGCAGGCTGTGTCAACTGGATGTCCGAGAGCTTAGGTTGAGCAACGAGGTACTTTTGCTGGTACCAGTAATTTAGCCGCGCAAAGAGCGCCGCGGTGGCCACGCCAATAGGCGTCGGTTGCCCGATAAACGGCTGCATTGTCGCGTTGAGGTCCTGCGCGACGATATCCACGCACAGCCCCGTGGAATTCTCCACCTTGTCGTATGCGGTGGATTGTAGCCAAGTCGTGCGATCCTGCTGCAACACCACTGTACCCGCTTGATTGGGCGCGACCACGGCGATCCCGGATGCCAGCCCTTGCGCCACCATCGCTGGCGTGACCGTCACGGCCATCCCGCTTGATGGCACAGGTTGTTGCGTCAACGCGTTGTATAGCGGGGTCGCGGCTCGCGCTCCCACGATGGAGCAGGCAACAAGATAGGGCGGGAACGTCACTTTCGTGTTTCCGTTGTAGTCCGTTCCCTGTTGCTCTGGCCAGACCAGGGTTGACCGATTGCTGTTCAGCGCGGCTTGCGCGGTCGATTCAGCGGTTAGACTTTGCCCGCTTGCATCCCCTAGATAGCCGCGCCGAGGAACGCCGATGCTCGCCATGTACTTACAATGGGCATCATTCATCGCCCAGACGCTCTGCGCGGAAGACACGGGTTGCACGAAGGTCACCCCCGTGGTGCTCTGCGCCGTGGTGTACGCGTTTTGCCAATCCGCGTTCGTCGCAGAGGTGGACGTCCCACCGGTGGCGTAGGTCCACGATGCGGACGTTTGGATGGCCGTGGCTCCTGCCTGACGAACGGCCGTAAAGTAGAGGTTGGCGTTGTTAAAGTAACGCACCACCGCTTCCACGTTCCCGTACAGCGTGGTCGGCGTCGCACTTAGCGTTCCGTTCGTGACGTTGTCAAACAGCGCCGCCGTTGTGTCGCTCGGGTTCGGGTCGGCTACCGACGCGGTAATCGTCGACACCTGATTCAACTGATTGACCACCTGTTGTACGGTCACTGTACTTCCGAGAGCCACGGTTGCAATCACCGTTCCGTTCGAGTTGACCGTCAGTGCGCTGTCGGTTGCCGAGACGGTTGGCGTAGCTGCGGTACACGCAATCGTCAGGATGGGAAGACTGATGTTATCCTGCGAATCTGAAGGATAGGTCCTCCCAGCTGGGCCTTGGTAGTCGCTGGCCTGCTGGACTTTGTAGCCAACCGTCGAGCCGGCGGACACCATCCATTTGTTCGTGTTCGCCGACAAACCCTGCTGAACGGTCGTCAGCGCGATCTGAACCACTCCGCCGGACGAAGGAATGTTGCTTGTCGCAGGCATCAGCTCGTCCACGTTGATCGCGCTAATGGACACGGGGCCCCCCACGAATGTAGCACCGGCGAAAGTGTTCAGGATGCCTTGCAACAAGTCGCCACCCTTTAGCTGGGTGATGGCGTCGTTGGGTGTAGAGAACGGTCCAAGCAGGGTATTGGTCTTCCCGTCGACCGAGGGCCCAATGAGAAGGACGCCAAGACCGCCTACGTTCGGGGCGCCCTGAAAATTCGCGTCGTTTATGGCGGTCTTGACCGCAGGGGCGTCGAACCATATTCCATTTACCCAAGGCATTCGTCAATGCGCCTCCTTTCTACTTCGGGGTTGCCTGAAGCCACGCATCGAGGTCCAGTCGCCACTGGCTTTCGGTCTGCTTGAGGCGACCGAGAGCCTTCTTCGCATTGGCGAACGCGCTCAACGCCTCTACGTGCACCTGCCCAAGTTTGCGCTGTATCTCATCATGAGCCACGTTTAAAAAGTCGTCCAAGTGCAACAAAAGAGCGTCTTCTTCAGACGCCGGCGCGGGAGTTGCGGGTGTCGTTTCATCCGGTGTCACGGTTACACCTCCACAAAGTCGACGGTCACTGAAGCCGAAGTCAGAACCGGCTCAGCCAAACGATTCCAACCCGCCATGGTTTGAGCGTTCAAGGTCACCGTCCGTGTGTACAGGAACGTAATGGCCCCACGTAAGTCGTCGGGAGCTGGTTGCATCGGACCGAGAGACAACTTTTGCTGCTGCAGCCCATACAGCCCCTCGATGGTTTGGCGATAATAGAGAAGCGCCCACTTACACAGCATTTGCGACCAGCGAAGCCAGTTTCGATTCGGCCCGAGGCAGGCAATCATGACGCTGACGTCAAAGTTGGTGGTTTCCGTCTTCACACCACCTATCGTCGCTGCGCGACTGCCGATGGGCTGTTTCTCGATGTCCTCGTCTTCCACGCCACCAATCAAATTCCACGCGAGTCCCTTGACGGGCTGGTTCGTGAAACCCTCTTGGATGACCAGTGTGTTAGCCGCATTCGCCCACCACGTTTCGATTTCCGTTTGAGCTTCCGTGGTTTCGAACGAGTAGATGTCTGGGGCAAACGTGCTTAGGTTCTGCCGAAACAGCGTCACCGCGCTCTGAAGGGCGGTTATGACGACTTGTTCTGCACTTAGGATTGCCATGGAGTTGTCACCGCCTTTTCCCACGCCGCCACCAACGCGGCCTCAATCGCCGGTGCGACCGCATTCCACGCCGCCTCCGTGATGGGATTTGCCGGGAGGGCCGGGTGAATCCACGAGTTGGGCGCCGATCGAGTCGACACGGTCCGGAACGTGAGGTACTTATCCTTCCCGAAGCGATACAGATTGCTGTAGCGCTTATCTTCCAGCGCCCCGAGATTGTCGCCCCACTTGTAACGATTGCGCAAAACTTCCCATTGATCGTCCGCGCGCACCTCAAGGTAACGGCGCGTGATGCGTGAAATCTTGAGTTTTGCCGCCATCTCCGCCATGGCCTCGGGTAAGTCCGAACCTTTGCGTACAAACGGAACGATAGTATACGGTTTCCCGTCCTTCGTGACCCGGTGACGTGGCCCCCGCAGTAAAGCGGGTTTCATGTCATAAGGCGCCACAGGCTGTTCCGGCTCCTCAGGGGTTTGAACTCGAAACGCGAATAGTCCATCGATGGACGCATGGATCGCATTCGCCGCGTTCGAGTTAACCACCTTTCGTGTCATGCCCGCCAACACCACACCCGAGTAGGCCGCCTGAACGGCAGCCACCATCACCGCACTCGATTCCAGGACCGCCTTGGCGACGGGAGAGTAATCCGGGGTGCCGGATACCGCACTGGCCAGAGTGCCGAAGTCAAAGGTTACCCGCACACGCCTTCACGCCCCAATCGGGCTCGGGCAGCCCTGGAAGACGACATGCCGCTTCCTCAACGTCACAATCTGACCTAAGTCTTGCCCGAATACGAGGCGTGGCGTGGGGGGATCGTACGCGACCCACTCAAACTGTGCGGCATACCGCAGACTGTACATTTGACCTGTCGTGGGGGCGTTCGCGCCCCACGTGATGGTCTTCCCGGCAGCGGTGAAATCCGTTCCCGGCGTGTAGGCCGTCGCCACGCCCGTGGTCGGATCCACCGTCCACGCTCCTTCCGCAACCGCGATGTTGTAATCCGCCTCGTCGGTGCTCCCCGTCCCGCGTTCAATCGAATCGCTATAGGTGGGAAAGCTCGCCGTAACCGGGAACATCAGTAGGTCAAACGTGGACAACCGGGGACCTTTCGGATCGGGATAGGCCGTCAGTTCCCCCTCCTGCGCCAAACCGTAGCCTTGATCCATCATGTCCGTCTGTTGAGAAGGGTCCGACACCATGACCGTCAGGGAAACGGGAGGGTTGGGATACAAGAGGCCAAGACCGTGGCACGCCGCACAGTTGATGTTGCTTGCCGCGCCTGGGGAGTTCCCACAAGGGCAAAGGACAGCTTGGTACAAGGCGGCCGGGTAGCCTTGGTATCCAATCACCGTAGAGATGTCGCCTAACACGTCCTGATAGGGACTATCCCCAAGAGCCATATGGGAACCCCCAATCGAACTTATCCAAGCTGCCACCCTTGGTGCCGCGCGGTCGGCTCATAATCTGGTCGTTCCACACCTGGCGGAAGTTCTCCGCCCTCGCCTCGAGCGACTCCACCATCTTGGAATTGTCGACTTCCACATCCTTAGCCTTGTAAACCTGCGTCTTGCCAGCCTTGTCCGTGACTAACGCATCGAGGGCCTGGGCGGCCGCCCAGTACATCGCGACATACTGCTCATCCGCCGGAATCGTACAAGCTACCGTCGGAGACACCTGGTGCAACGCGAAATAGTCGAAGTTCATGGTGTAGTCGATGAGGGGAGTTGGTGTCACCGTCAAAGATTGGTCAGAATCGTACCAATCGAAGCACAACTGACGAAGTTCCAAGTTTGCGGGCATCGTCATGATGACGTCGAACTCATACGCATACACTCCGTAGAGATACAGCTCGGATCGGTTCGGACTTTTTGCGTAATCGAAACTGGGCCGATCGACTCGAATCCAGTCTGTCGGGAGCGTGTAGCTTGCCGTACCCGCAACCAGGTTGAGCGTGTAGGGGCGCTTGCGGGGTTTGTATCGGCTATACTGCGCGACCGCATCCATGATGAACTGGTCCAACTCGATGTTTTGAAAGGCCTGCGTTGTCCCGTTGTCGCGAATCTGGGTGCGCACCAGAGTCTCGAGATCAGATAGAAGCGCCATCGTCCGTCACCACACCGTCTGCGGGTTTCTCCGGGCACTTCTCCACATGCGCGTCGTAATTCTTCTGCGTCCGGTACGATTTACCGCAAAAGGGGCACTCAAAACCGTCCGTCGCATTCTCCGTGAGGAAGTCTTCAACCGCTTGCCATTCCCCATTTTCGTGGTCTTGGTGCGCGATGCCCTGATACCATTGGTCCCTCCCCACGAGCTCGTGGGTAACCGGGTGGTAGAATGGCGCTCCTGCGTTGTATATCCACTTCGCTTCCATCCCTTCACCTCCCGACGACGCAAGAAAGGACCGGCGGTCCACGCCAGTCCTCTCACGTCGGTATGCTGAGTTGTCGTAGCGGAGGTTACGGCACGATCCGGATGGTGCGGCTGACCGGGTTGATGACAGTGCCACTGACGTTGGTCACCTGCGGCGTGGCCAGCACCGAGTACTCTTTTCCGTACCACACCTTCGCGTCGATGACATTACCGGTGGTCGGATCGTACTTCTGGAACGGTCCTTCCATCACATAGGGGGTCTGGATACCGTATCGCGTCGAACCTTTCTGACTCAGCAGGATGCGACCGTCGCCGGCAATCCAGGGGGCGTTGATGCGATTGAAGCTGACGCCAGAGCGCTTGCCGAAGTTGTTATCCGTCACCGGTGTAAACTCGGAGCCGTCTGGGCTGTTCAGCCGGTACCACATGGACGCGTTCTCGATGTAGGCCGAGGTGTTGAGACTCATGATGGCCGTGTTCGGCTTTTTGAATCGAGGCGCACTCCCCATGTAGGCCGTGGTCCGTGTCATCTGTTGCAAGAGGGTGTTGTAATAGTCTTCTGGACGCTCGCCGGTCGGCGACGTGTAGTGCCAGGTGTCGTAGTTAGTGGAGGCGCTGTAACTGATCGTCGGGAGAAGCGTACTCGTGATGCCCGCTCCAGTCGTGAAGTACACGATGCCGTTCTCCCAGTCAACCGCGTAGGTCGCAGTCGCTCCGGTTGCACTCGCCCCTGCCACGTTTCCGGCCGAATCGAGATATCCGGGCACCAGGGTAGCTCCGTTGACTACGATCGTGAACGGATTGGTGAGAACCGTGGACGTCTGGCCACTGGCGCTGGTGATTTCCGTCCTAGTCCGGGGACGCACGACGGGGAACGTCGAACCCGCCGCCGCCTGCAACTGATACTTGTATTCAACGTTTGTGCCGTTGTTCACCGCCACAACGTCATTCGCATTGGTGCCTACCGCGGCTGGAGTTTCGTTATTCACGGCAGTCGGGTTGTATTCATCGGATGTCAGAATCATCTCAGCGTACGCAGCCAAATCAAGGCGCCTGCGTTTCTCATAGCCGAGGTGGTAAATGGCCCGTGCCACCGCGGGATACTTCGCAGGTCCGGTCAAAAGGCCACGCAGCGCGTCTTCGGTCATACTGAACGCATTACGCCTCCAATACGGCGCAAACGACAGCCAGTTCAAGTTCGTGCTGGCCTCGGGGATGGCTTGCCCCTCGCTCACAATGATGTCCAGCAACCCGGTAGTGGGGTCAAAGGTTGCGGCGCTTGTGTAGGTCTCGACTGGCACACGCCACTCTGTTCCGTCGAAGGTGTCCACCATCATGAACTGGGTGCTCTCGACGTCCTGGAAGGCTTGGACGACGACCGCCTCGAGAACGGTGGGCTGGTTAAGCAGTTGGCTTGTCGTGATCGATACGCTGTCCGCCAGAGTTCCGGCCTGCACGCTGTCCATAAACGCCGCCGAGTCCGTCATCTGTTGGTAGGTGTTGTCCTTTTCGAACTTCGCCAAGATGCGGTCGATGATGGGCTTGTTCAACTTGCGCAAATTCATGTCGGGTTCATGGCCAAGTTCGCGCCCGTATTCGTCAAACGCATTCACCAGAGAGTCCACAACCGGTTGCCACGGCTTCGGCTCATTGGCCACCTGTACTTGCGTTGCCGTCGCTTGATTGGCCGCTCCTGTGAACCCGAGTCCGCCCAATGCCGTCATCGCCCCGCTTCTGCTCACGAGCTCCATCGCCGCGTCAAGAATGACGTCGGCCTGCTCCTTGTTCTCCGCCTTCCCTTTTACGCTATCCAGGATGGTAACGATGGCCTTTTCGGAGAACTTGTCCTTCATCGCGTTCAGCCGCTCCTGGATGTGACTTTCGGCCTCGGCTCGCGCGGCCTGTCGAGCTCTTTCCTGCTCTTGGGTTTGCACGGAATCAAGGGCTGGCTGCGCGATCGCGCGCGCACGTTGCTCAATCAGTTCCTGGAGCTTAGGGCTTGCCAGGAGCTCTTCGATGGACGGCATGGGGTCATCTCCTCCGGTCTGGCGACTGTCTGTCGCCGGTTTGGGCTTGTTGTTGCGTTGCCACTGACGGGCTAATGAGTAATTACCGCCATCGTCTTCGGGTGGCAGTTTGCGCAAGTACTGGTGGGCGTGCGTCTCATGGCTCATCCTGCGCTCCGTCATAAACACTTCGCCCTTTGGGTTCGTGTAGAAATCCACATCGCCGTCCCCGTCCGGGTCTTGCGGCTCCAGTTCCTCACCCGTGGAGGGGTCGATTGGCTTGTCAGTGAACTGCACCGAGTCCGTTATCGACTGCCCCACGTCGAGAACTGCAAAGCGAATGGGTGTTTGCGCCGGCACCGTGTCACCTTCTTCCATAGGCGGTCCAGCCGCCAAGATGTCGGAGAGCTTGGAGTCCGCAATGGGAACCAGCGAATCGGTCAAGACGCTGACCACCTGACTCCCCGCGGTCGCCTCGTTCATCACGCAATCAAATGCGTGGATGTCGAGGTGTGTGGCCACTTGCACGTTTCGATCGTCGATCTGGCGCGTTGTCCAACGTCCGATGGCGCGCATCGAGTCACCAACCGGAACGCCGGCTCGAATGTTCGCTTCCACGTCTTTTCCCGTGGAAGTGGGGATCATCTCCACGTCGGTATAGACCCACCCATCCGCGTCCATGAACACAGCCGTGTGCTTCCACACGCTGCGACTCGCATTTGTGTCGAAAATGGGCTTGCCGTTCGCATCACGCAAGGCCTTCGGATGAGGACTTTCCCCAACAGCTCGCCCAGACTGGATGCGGTCATTGAATCGCTGCACAGCGTCTTGGAGTACGTCGAGGGGGTACAGGCGATTGTTGTCGTTGATGACGTTGGCCCGCGTCCCCTTGAGTCGCACACGAAGCGGTTTACCCTCTTGGGCACTGTCGAGAATCTGCGCTTCGGCCACAATCACGTCGTCGGTCGCGGCTTTCTCCCAGTCGGAAGTATCGATGCCGAGGACCTTGGCCCGCGTTTTGATTCGCTTGCGGGCTTCCTCGCGCTCGGCATCTGACAGACCCTCGGTGCGATCTATCATGTCCCAGGCCAATTTCACGTGTTTCTTGTCGTGAATCGGTAGTTCGCGCTTACCCGGCACAGCGAATTGTCCATCAGGCATCTTCTTGCGTTCTTCTGCGCTTAGTGGCACACAGAATCAGCTCCCTTCCTGTGCCCGAACAGGCACTGTGTAACAGCGGCAACGAGGATGGCTGGGAATCGCAGGAAGCGAGTCCAGGGCAAACGTAGCGCCGTTACGCGACGCACAAATGGGACAGGTTTTATCGTCCATGTGCGTCACCCACTGCACCTGGTCCACTCCGGCATCGCTATAGAGCCTCTTCAGCGCCTCGTTGAACGCGTTGGACACTTCCGTTTGCGCAATCATGTCAGCACGCCAATCAGGCAAGTCCAACACACTGAGCGCACGTCTCACCCAGCCATCGACGGGATCTCCACTCGCCATGGCCTCCATGAGCGCCTTCGCCAACATCTTTTGGGTCGTGTCCACGATGTCAGCCGCGCGCTGCGCAACAGTAAGGTCCTGCATCTGTTGCGCCCTTGCGCTCTGCACCTCGAGACTCGGTGCCACCTCGCGCGACGCCTCCATGGGGCCTGTGGGAGGGGCTTGCGGCGGCGTGACGGTTTCCGGTTTCGGGACGAATTGAAGTGTCCCCGTTGCCGGCACAGACGTCTGAAGACTGGGCTTGTAGGGCTGCTCCCTCGGCACCTGCGGGATGTTCCCGTGTTCATCCTTCGGCGCATGAGGGATACCAGCCGCCGCCAGACCCGTGAGAATCGGATTCGCGTGCCACGTGGTCGGAGACCGAACGGGCGCACGAACCGTGTGATTCGTTTGCTGGTACACCTGTTTCAGAAGCTCCGTCAACTGCGCCTTCAAGTCGTATCGCTCCATCAGGTCCGCAAGGAGCGGATAAATCGCCGGGTTCACCTGAAACGTCTGCGGGGCATCCGTCGAGTGTGAATGACCTCCAAGCAGCATCTCGGTATACGGGTCTATCGTCACGGTGTAGCTGTCGAGAATGCCTGTCGCGATGGAGGGTTGCACATCCGCGAGTTTTGCCATGTTCTTTCGGTTTTGCAGGACAAACCGCTGGGCGACCGTTCCGAATAGGTTCTTGATGCGCGTGCGAATCTGCTGCTCCAACTGGAGTAGATGCGGGTCGTTCCTCGAGGGCGAAAAGATGTCATTGCCCGTCGCGCGCAGGTTCACGTTGCGATAGGCCTCGTTTGCCCCCTGAAACTCCGTGCTTGCGGCGTCCGTGAGTGGCGTTGGGTCCGGAGTCCCGGGAGGGTTCAGCGCATTCTTGGCGACCTGTTCTTCCTGCATGGCGTCGGCCTGCTCAGCCTTTATTTGCTCGAGCTCTTGTTCGAGTGAATCATCTGTATCCAGGCCAATGTCGCGACCCAGCAACCGCATCGCCGTCTTGCGACTAAGGAGCGGGTCGGGAACAGCTGACCGCAGTTGGGTAATGCGATTCACCCGATCGTTGGCGGTATCGTTATCCGCCTCGTACCAGATAATGTTGTAGTCCAGGATAGATGGGTCGATTGCTTGAAGTGCCAACTGGAAGTCGAGAATGTTCCGGAACCCGCTGTACGCCGCGCCGTCGCCATACTCCAAGAGACGCCGCAGTTCTTCTACGTCCTCCTTGAACTGGCGCATTTGGTCTTCGAGTATGTCTCGATTGACCTCTTCCCCGAAACCAAGAATGGAAAGCGGCACGCCGGTTCCAACCATGTGAACGTTGTTCAGGTACTGAATGTCCGCGATATGGTCCAGTTGGGCATCGGCGTTCAGGTCCGTGATGCTCGTCAATCCGTTGCCGAAGTAGTCTGTGGCGATCTCTCGCTGGGAGCCGCGTAGTTTGTTACGCTCCATATACGCGTCAATCTCCGGATCCGTACCCGGATGGTCCGCCGTCCCGACATTGTGCAATCGTTTGGGAGCCGCCCGGGTTCGCCGGCGCACCACAAGGTCTTGCTCCGTCATGTTCAACATACGCCAGGTGCGAAGATTGCCGAGGTACTGACTTCGCCCGTACCGTTGGCCGTCCTCATGGCTCCAACGGATATGGTTGACCTGCCAGAGCTCGAGCTCGAGCAACGGCTGAAGGCTGATCGGGTCGATTTGCTGAAACGCCTGACGTAGATCCGGGAAATTGCCCGTGATGTCGTCATTCCGTTGCATGGAGATTGCGGGAAGGCTCTTAATCTGCAACACGAGCCGCGTCGCCGGGTCCACAAATGGGTTCAGGAACAAATCGCCGTCCCGAAGCAGCACACGCGCCCACTGCGTTAGCTTCGCGTTGAACTGCACACGACGGATGAAGTCGTTGACGACGTCTTGTGCCTTTGCCGCCTCTTTGCGGCTGACCTCGGACGTGATCCGGATGTCAAACCCGCGCCGAACCGCCGTCGACGCGAACACGTGGTTGGCTCGCTGTAGCCGGGTGTCCTCCCGGAGCATTTCGTACAGGTCTCGCAAGATGGACCGCCTCGTCCACTCGATGCGGAACATATCGTATTCCCACACCGTCGGGGACGTTTTGCTAACCATCGTGCGGTCATCGTCACGCGACTGCTGCGCCCCGTCGGGCAACGACCGGAAAAACGCGTTCGAGGCGGCAGCGATAGACGGCGGCTGCCGGATCATCATCACATCATGCGCCATCTACCGCATCACCTCCCTTCGGTACCGTGAATCCGACACCGGCGGACTGTCTCAAACGAAAAATGTGAACAGCGGATATATCCCGTCGCCTCACAAAAGTAGCTCCGTTATCGGCGCCCACTGAACGCGCAACGTAAAATTCGCAATCGTCAACATTCCCGCTCAGCCAGGTTTCCAAGCGGTCACGACCTTTGGCCGAGGTGCTATAGCTGACGCGCTCACCGGGTGTCAGGAAAATGTAAACGTCGTACTTTTCACCCGTGGTCCGGTCGCTCATTACAGTCGACCAAATGGCCATAGTCGGATCGGACGGCCACGTCGGGTAAGCCAGAACACACTGGCAGCATCCGTTGCGTCCCATCGCGACTCCAGGAACCGCACGATGGTGCCGTCCTTCTTCGTAATCTCGAACCCCCCGTCGAACACACACGACACCACGGCCTTGACGTAGCCGCCCTGCTCGTGATAGTGGCAGAGCTGCCTTCGTTTCACGCTGGGGAACCGGGGCTGAATCTGAGTGTCGGCTGCCATGAAACCACTCCTAGAAATTCGGATAGGGGGCATAGCTGCCAAACGCCGACGGCGCATTCAACAGCTGGTCATAGGTGTGCGTAATGGGATCTCCTGTCACAATCTTGTCCGGGCTCTTCACTGCGTAGTTGGCCAGCGCGAGGGCCCAGAACTTATCGCCGTGATGCTTCTCGTTGCGCTCCGCCGAGTAACGGAACGCCCCGTTTGCCGTCACTTCGCGCTTGATGCTGACGATCTGCGTGATAAGGTCGCGGTCGTTCGGGATGAGAATGCCGGCTCGCCCGCGCTCAAACTCGGTGTGCAGCTGCACCGCCATCAGCTCTTTGGTCGCATTGGTGAACGGCACGCGCTCCACTTGTGCGCCGTAGGTCTTGAACATCCCTTCCGCCAAGTCCATGCCGATGCCATTCTCGTCGATGCACAGGCGAACCGGTTGCGCGATGTCCACGAACCGACGCAGTTCCTTACGCTGCAAATCAAAATCGGACTGCTTGTACGTTGCCATGAACCGCAGGATTTTTCCGTTGTCTGTGGCGTCGAGCGCCATGAGTTCCGAGGCGTCCTTACGACGGCCCACGTCAAACCCGCCGCCAAGGCGCCCCGTCGTTTTGGCCCGCAAATCCTCGAGCCCGGAGGCCATCAGGCGCTGCTGCTCGGGTATGCCGTCCCCTGCGGGCTCATCGTTCATCAGGCAGCTGTAAATCATCTCGAGCGGGAAATAAGACGACGTATCGTCGATGAACGCGCACTCGAACTCCTGCTGAAAACTTTCAAGGTCCATCGCATTGAACAACTCGTGAAGCTGTTCGGTGCCAAAGACCTCCACGCGATGGAGGGTGTGCATAGCGTGCGCTTCCTGGCGTGCACGCTGGACGTCCTTGCACAGCAGGCTGAAGTCCCACCAATACACCACTTTGCGTTTGTAGCTCTTGTAGGTTTTTGCCCCGTCCCAGATGTCGTAAAACTTGCCCAGCTTGCCAAGAGGCGTGCTAATCAGGGTCAGACTCCCGTGCTTGGCCCGCGTCAGCACCGGAACGGCGGAGGTGTACACCTGGTCATCCCACGCGCCGAAGAAGGCGAACTCGTCCAGCACCACGTCGACGAACGTGCCGCCCTTCCCGCGAATTGGCCCCTTACCTTGCGCAATGATCCGAGCACCCGTCGACTGCCTCCCGGACTTACTGACAAACTCCAGTGACGTCGTGTTGTCGACGAGCTTGCGCTTCTTGTACTGGTCCGGCAACGCATCGTACAGCTGCTTCGCGTACCGGATTTTCTCCTTCGCGTCGTCGAGCTTGTACGATGCCAAGAGGCAGGTGTAATCGTCCAAGTTCTGCGCTCTCGCGAGGGCCCTTGCGGCCGACACGAAGCTGAACCCCAACTGGCGACCCTTGAGGTAAATCTGGAATCGGGCCGTCGACTCCAGGAAGTCACGTTGGTAATCGTCAAATCGAATCGGTGGGTCAGAGAGGAGCTCGATGTATCCTGACTCCGTTGCAAGCGCGTCGCCCAAAACCTCCGCTGAAATATTCTTCGGTGTCACAATGGTCGGCGCCATCAGGGATCCGCCGCCTTCGCGCCATCCGAGAAACGAGCGGCAAACCGCGCATGGACTTCGTCCGCAGACACCCCGATGTTGACCTGCACCTGCGGGGGACCGTCCTTCTGACTTTTCGGTGTCATCAGGAACTCCCCGAGGTCAATCCCGAGCGTTTTCATGAGATTGGCTGCCTGGGACAGCGCGGGATGAGCCACCTTCTCGGTGTAATGATCTCCCGATGCGCTGTACTTGTCGACCTCAATCACAGCCCCGTCCGCGTTCACCGCCTCCAGCAGACGGCCAACTTGCACCGCCATGGAACCCGCCACCGTGCCGACATCGTCCTTCAGGGCGTCCAGCTCCCCTTTGCGAAAGGCAACCTGCCACTTCTTGATGCGGCGCAGTTCCGGACGGCACAGCTCGTTGTCTGCCACCCGGCCAGACTGGAAATCCTTGCAGCGCGCACGCAACGTACAGGAGTCCGTGCAGGGGCGGACTGGGATTTCGGACGTGAGGTAGGTCTTGGTGCGCTTTTGACGATGCACCACTTGCGCGTCCGCCACTTCGACCAGGGCCTTTTGGTACTCCTCGTCGAAGTGGTTCTCATCGGCTACAGTGGTGTACTCCACGTCGTCGTCGGATACCTCGGTCACTGACCTCACCTCCCGTCCTGGGTCGCCGCGCTCTCGGGCGCAGACAGCCGAGCCGTCCGTAAGCTTCGCGCCATGGCTCCCTCGTATGGGTTAGGCGGCTTCAACGTCGCACGGCTGTTCCCTGCGCCCGACAGCGCGGTGCTGGCGTGTGGAAATAAGTGGAAATCGAAAAGGGCAAAGGAAATTTGGCGGAAAATTTACGGGGAGGAGTACAGTGCCCCCAACCGAAAAAGTTCCGCCTTCGCGCCGCCCGTCGTCGCACACGGACGCACGCGAAATGGCCCTCCGCCGCGTGAAGCCGGGAGGGCCGAAGATGGCGGCATGTTGGCCGTGCGGTCAGGTGTAGTTCAACGTCTCCATCGAGTTTTGGAGGTCGTCCAGTCTGGGGCGCGTATAGATTGCCGTCGTGTTGAGGCTCGAATGTCCGAGAATCACGGCAACTTTGTCGAGACTCACCCCTGCGCCGACCAGATTGTGTGCCATCGTGTGCCGAAGCACATGCGGTGTTAAGTCAGCGATTTTTGCTTTGCCGCCAACGCGCTTGCAGAGCAGCTGTACCGCACGAGGCGTCAGCTGCGGGTCACGCTGGCCCTCGAACAGGAACCTTCCCATCGAACGCCGCTTCGTGAGAAATTCCCCTAGCGGTTTACGAAGGTCGCGAGGAATCGGCACCTCTCGGTATTTGTTCCCTTTTCCCGCTCGCACGGTAATCACCCCGGCGCGCTCACTGATGAGCACGTCATCCGGTGTCAAGTGCACCAGCTCCGATACACGCAGCCCCGAGAACAGCAACGTCAGCACGATGACGCCGTTCCGCGAGTCCTTCTCTGCGAGAGCCGTGCGAATCAACCGATGCTGCTCGTTTTTGGTTAAGCCGCGCGGGGCTTTCTGGGCGACTTCGATGCGCTTCACGTCTCGAACAGGGTTGTGGGTCAGGTAGCCCTCGTTTGCCATCCAAGCGCAAAACGCGTCAATGGACGACAGGGCCGTGTTGACCGTGTTCGGTTTACGGCCCAGGTCTTGCAGGTGCTTGCGATATCGCGCCGCGTCAATGGACGTGATGGAAAGCTCGTCACGACTGCCGGTTGTCTGTTCCATCCAGTCCAGAAACTGCGTCAGCATGATGCGCCGCGTCGCAATCGACTTCGGACTGCCACCCGTTGCTTCCAGGGCATCGAGATACTTAGCCAACATACTACCCGCTCCCATCAATAAGCGAACAGTTTTTCGGGGGATAGCCCGACGGTACAATGCGGTCCCTTCGAAACCATTGTACCTAATCTGTTCGCTTATTGCACAGTAAGCGAATAGTTTTTTTGAATACCCCAAAATGCCGATTTCGGTCCCTCGGCACCTACGGGATGTTCCCGTCACCCGTCATCGTACCGTCTTTGCTTCACTCGACCGCCACGACGCTCATAGGTGTTTCCCGCTGACATCATGCGCTCCAGACTCCTCAGCTCTCGGTCACGCGCCAACTGCTTGCGCTCGTCATCAGATGGCCGTCTATACTCACGCCGTCGACGTCGCTTTGCGCTCACAGCTCGACCACCTTTGCCACTGAAAAAGGTTTTGGCGCTCGGGTCGCTCCACCCGGGCGCCGAGAGGAGAAGTCGGAAGTGGGCACGCCTGGTCAGGACGCACCACGGACGGCGCAAGCGGAGCCCAGCGGATACGCCTCTATACCGTGCCTCGTGCCGCTTGCGAGGGGGTCTTCCGTCCGTGCTACGCCCCGATTCCTCGGAAGTATGCCCCTTAGCAAATCAAAAAGGGCACCCGTCACCGGATGTCCTTGGGCATACTCCCTCTAGGGGTAAAATTACACCCGATTTCGCACGAACACAATGGTAATTTCGCACGGATTTCGCACGGATTTCGCGCATTTTTCGTCCCATTTTATTCCTCCGTCACCGTTACCCCGAAAACACTGGCTAGCGTCCACAGTGCTCGCGACTTCTGGTGATCGTAAAATCGCTTTTGATACACCCAATTCGGGCGCATTGTTTTCAGCTGCTCTAACACAATCTGGTCCGTTGGAAGCAGGTCTGCCACGGACAGGAACCGCAACTTGATCAGCTCCCGCTGATACGCCGGCAACGCACCCACCGCACTGTCCACGCGCTTGATATGGGCTGTCATCATCTCGTCGCGTGCGGATGGACGGGCCTCCAATACGCCCATCCGGCTGCCGCCCTCGCCGTGGATCAGGTCTGGGTCCATGGCTTCTGCGTACTCAGGCAACGCGGGCTCCAGTGGACCCTGCAACCCCTCGCCGCCCGCTAACTCAACCCGGTACTGTCGGTAAAGGCTGAAGATGAGGTCCAATCGCTGCCGGGTCGGTGTCCAGAGGACTTTGGACTTGATCGTCTCTGCTGACACGGGCGATTCCGACGAAGTCATACAGGCACCCCCTCGTGAACGTGGGCGATCCTCGCTTTCAGCGCTTCCAGCAGACGGTCCTGACTACTGCCCTTCTCGTTCAGGGCTCTCATCACGTCCGCATCCACTCCCTCCTCGACCACCAAGTGGTGAACGATCACCGTCTCCGTCTGGCCTTGGCGGTGAAGTCGCTTGTTGGCCTGTTGGTACCACTCGAGGTTCCACGTCAACCCGAACCAGATAACGTGATTCCCGCCTGCCTGCAGGTTGAGGCCGTACGCCGTGCTGGCCGGATGGGCCAACAGGATGTCAATCTTGCGAGCGTTCCAGTCGTCCACGTCCGCTGGGCTATGAAGGAATCGAACCTTCAGCCCGGACTTCGCCAACGCCCCTTCAAGGCGTGCCGCGTCGTGCTGAAAGCCGTAAAATACCAACGCCGGCTTACCGTTCAACGCCTCCACCAGCTCCATGAACGCCTCCACCTTGCACCGATGGATCTCGACGGCGCGGTGCTCCCCGTCGTATACGGCCCCGTTGCACAGCTGCAGCAGCTTCCCCGTGAGAACTGCGGCACTCCCCGCGTCAATCGTCGCCTCGTCCACCTCAAGCAGCATCTCGCGCTCCAGCTTGGTGTAGGCCGCTTGCGCTTTGGCGTCCAGGACAACGGGGACTGTCACCGATACCGCCTCCGGCAAATCGAGATAATCCTCGGCCCGCATGCTCACACAGATGTCCCCGATCAGCTGGCGTATGATCTCGTTGGCGCCCGGCTTCGGCGCGTAGCTGTATACCCGATCCCGGTCTCGTTGGTCCGGCTCAAAGTACCGTTCCCGAAAGCCTCCGATACGCGTTCCCAACCGTGCGCCCTGGTCCAGCAGATAAATCTGCGCCCAGAGGTCCATCTCTCCGTTCGGCGCTGGCGTCCCGGTCAACTCGACGATGCGGTCGATGTGCGGTCTCACCCGGGCAAGCGCCTTAAACCGTTTGGCATCCGGATTCTTGAAACTCGACGACTCGTCCAGAATGACCATGTCGAACGGCCACGCGTTCCGGTAGTACTCCGTGAGCCACTCGGTATTCTCGCGGTTGATCACGTAGATATCCGCCGGGGTATTCAACGCCCGAATGCGCTTCTGCTGGGAACCTAGGACCGGCACAATCCGCAGATGCTGCAGGTGGCTCCATTTCTGCGCCTCGCGCGACCATGTGGCTTCGGCCACCTTCTTTGGCGCGATCACCAAAGCCTTTCGAATGGCGAAACGGTTGTATTTCAGGTCATTCACCGCCGTCAAGGTGATCACCGTCTTTCCTCAACCCAAGCCCATGTCGAGAAACAACCCAAGGGCGGTATCGGCGATGAGTCGGGAAATCGCGTAGCGCTGATAGGCGTGCGGCATGAACTTCATTCGGCATCACCTCCTCGAATCGCGGGAGATCTCATGGCTGCTCGAACACTTCGCGGATGAACTCGTCCACTCCGGCTTTGCTGTCGATGACACGTACATCATTCCCGAGACTGCGGATCCGCGACATCTGCAACTCCTGCAACCGTTTCGGCTTCTTCCCCGGCGCCTTCATCTCGACGAAACACACCCTGCCGCCAGGCAAGAGAACCAGGCGATCGGGCACACCATCGTTCCCGGGCGACTCGAACTTATACGCGATACCGCCCCGCGCTTTGACCTTGTCCCGAAGATAGGCCTCGATGTCTCGCTCACGGACGTTTGTTACCCTTGCTACCATCCGGCATGCCTCCCTACACATTCACAACGATTGCGAATTTGGGCTTGTCTACTTTGTAAACGTTGTAACCACGCGCGCGTATATAGCGCATAAATAGGCGTTTTAGGCGTTTTAGGCGTTTAGGGTAACTACCTAAATTACCTATCTAAGATCTCTATAGAGAATCAAAGTATACAAGGTATACAAATGTCCTTTATCTCTTACTGTGCTTGAGTTTTTTCGTCTACCTTCGTCGTATACCTCGGCATTTACCAAGGTTGACAAAGTATACAGTCTGCAAGGTTGACAAAGTATACAAGGTTGACAAAGTATACAAGGTATACATTCTGCAAAGTATACAAATCACATTCTAAGATATCCTCCTTTTACCATCCCGTATGGCCCAAAGCGAAACGGGTTTTTGTGTTTCGCCCATCCGTCAATCTCATCCAGGACCTCGTTTATGGACATCGTATCGGTCCGTTTCATCCACCGGATGTCGCTTCGAAGGCATTCGCACCACACTTCTGCCGCGCATATCCGGTCTCTCGGCACCAGTGTCGACGGGTCTACGTTTCCCCGGCCAAATTCGCCGGACCAGTACAACATCCGGTCGCTGAGGGACTGTTTATCCCAGCCTTCCGGCACCATGCGCTCCACGAATTCGCGGATCACACCTTCTCGCGGATCGGCCTCCTGATGAGCTTCCTGTTCCGCCGTGGCCGCTTTCTCGAGGTCGCCCGTCAGGTACAGCGGCTCAGCCAGCTGCCAGCGCACGTACGCTTCCGCCCACACTTGGTCCACTTCCTCATCGAGGCCCCCAAAGACGCGCTTGGAGGCGTCCTGGACGCCGACGTCCACCGGCCAAAATCGCCGATTCCCTGTCCGATCCCTCAGGTATTCCCCGTTGTTGCTGGTCCCGAAGAACACGCACCGGCGCGGATACCACCCCACGTGCCGCCCGTAGGCGGCCCGGAAGATATCCTCCTGCTGGGACAGGAACTGCTTGATGCGGCCTGTCTCGGACCGGTTGAACGCCTCCAGTTCGCTGATTTCCACGATCCAGACTCCGCGGACCAGCTCCGACGCTTCTTTCCCTTCGAACGTCTTGATGCTGTCGCTGAACCACGCACGACCCATCTTTTTCAACAGTGTAGATTTCCCAAGACCCTGGGCACCGGTGAGAATGGTCATGTTGTCGAACTTCGTACCGGGTACCATCGCACGGGCCACAGCCGCGGTAAACGCCTTGCGCGTCACGGCGCGCACGTACGGGGTGTCGGGGGCGCCCAGGTAGTCAATGAGCAGGGTGTCGAGGCGCGGTGTGCCGTCCCAGGACAGCGACTGCAGATAGGCGGTCACCGGGTTGAAGCCATACTTGGCCGCATGGTCGCCCACCGCCACGTCCACCAGGTCCCTCGATTGCCACCCAAGGACGCGTTCCATGTACTTGCGTAGACCGCGGTCATCGTCGTCCGTCCAGCGGAACGCCCCGACCTCCCGCTCCCGCGCGCCCCATGGCAGCGGGGCGACTCCGAAGATCGCCTCCGCGAAGGTGTCCTTTCGGATCCGGGCCTTGAGCAGCGGGTCGTGTTCGAGCATGATCTGCACGTTGCGGATGGTCTTCGCCGGCGCACCTGAGGAAGGGTTGACCTGCAGCAGGGGCATCCAGTTGGCCGGCTCGTCCTCGGCTGGCGGCACGTGGGTGAAGTCCTGGGTCGCCTGTTCGTATCGTTCCTGGTTGATGAGCGCGGCCACGCTCGTGTCGGCCACCGCGAGCTCGCACATCGCGGTGTAGCTTGGCAGTTTGTTCACCGGGGTGTCGGGCTTCGACTCGTCGTCCATGTCGCCGAAGCGGTGCAGGCGCACTAGGTCGAAGCTGTTCACCAGGCGCCCGCCGCATGGGTCGGTTGCGTGATGCGAGAACAGGAAGTCCCCGTTGTCATACACCACCGCGCCGCCGGTCGTACTGCCACCCGTGTACGTCAGGCGTCCGCTGTCGTCCTCCGTGGGCACGTAGACACCGGGCAGGAACGTATCGAGCGCGCGGTAGATGTCGTAGACCTGGCAGAACGCGCCCACTACGCCGTGCTTGGCTCTCGGGTCGCCCTGGCGCGCGGCGAGCTTGACGTGCGCTTGGCCGACGCCGGGCACCTCGGGCCACTCGCGGACATCGTGCCAGTCCCGGTAGAGACGCAGGAGGCCATCGACGTCGAGGAACGGCTTGTCCGCGTAGTGGAAGATGTACTGGCTGTCAGCCGAACAGCTGGGCCAGTACATCAGGCGACTGGGCTCGAAGGAGCTTGGGTCGAACAGGTCGATGCCGATGAGCTGGCCCACCTTGCGCCCGCACGGCTCGTACTCGTCTGTCTGCGCCGTCCGGTTGAACGGGAAGAGCGCGCGCAGGCGCGGTCGCCCTGGCTCATGCTTGCGCGTGCTGTGGGCGGCAAAGGCACAGCCAAGGCCCTCGAGACGACGGAGCACGTCGTCCGTCCCCCCGGCAGGGATATTGTCCAGGTCCAGCGACAGGAAGTCGCGGCCGAGAAGGTTGGCGGCTTTGCGACGATTGCCCCTCAGCGTGCCGCCCACGTAACCGCCGACGTCTTTACGCTCGTCCTGCTTGGCCTTGGGCAGCCGCAGATACTCGGCGAGGGTCTCGGTCCCGCGGGCCGGATGCCTTAGACGCTCCACGAACTCCGACCAGTAGAGCGTCTGGGGTGGCCACGAGGTTGCCCGTCGGTTGCCGGCGGCGGATAGGGTGAGCTGTCGGTCATACTGCAAAAGAACCACCGCCTAAGGCTTAGTTTGCCGCCGCTGCCACTCGTGACGGCCGTACCACCAGCGCTTGCAGGCCGTCGTACCACTCTGCCTCACAAGGCGTGCCCGGTGGCAGCCCCGCGGCGTGGACCTTGTCCATCAGGCGTCGTCCGCCGAAGTACAGGCCCCTGGTTTTGTCCTCGGTCCGGGTGCGCCAGCCGACCGCCGAGGCCTGCACGGCTAGGGCGCCGTCCTGGATCCCGACACGCACCCTGGTCGCGTCACGGAGACGTTCCCGGGCCCAGCCGGTCAACCGAATGGAAGACTTGTTGATGTGCACGACGGCGTCGGACAACGGGGCTGACGTTGGGAGCACCCAGTCGAACGCGTTAAGGTCGATCGGTTGGGGCGATGGGTCGATGCTAGCGGGCGGCGTTGATACGTCGGCCGACGCTTGCGTCCGTGGCGAATCGGGCTCTCCTACAGGTACACCGTCGAACCGTTCCATCTCGGCCAACTCGACCGACATGTCCCGGAGGCCCCATCGGTCGAGGTAGGGATTGAGCGTTGGCGGTTTGACTCCCGCGGCGCGGGCTACTTGAGCCCTCGTGAGTCCGGAGCGGCGCATCTCGAGATACGCTTCCTTCGTGAACATGGCCATGGTGGTTTCCCCCTTTTGCGGTTGCCGACGCGCAGCCAAGTCTTCCGCCGCAGTCGATATCGGACGCTTGGACGGCTTCCCGACGTGCTTGTACCGTTCAAGCATTTCCGGCGACGCCTGGTAGGTAATGAGTGCTCCTGGCGCCTGTGACTGCGACTCCTTCTCACGGCTCGGTATGGGTGTGCCGGTGTGGCGGATGCTGGTATCACGGTAGAGGGTCATGGGTGAGGCTCACCGTCCTTCCTCGTGTGTGGCGATTTCTGCTTCGGACTACACGTATTTTGTGGCGGCCGGAAATCGAGCTACGAATTCTCTCCACATTTGCGGATAGTGGCGTTTGACAAAGGCCCACCTCCCGCGCGACAACGTGCCCTCTGTTGATCCGGCGTAGGCCCCCACCCGGATTGCCTCGCGGCCACCCGGCCACGCTTTGTCGTATACCGGGTTGTATGGTAGGTCTTCTGACACGATGTAGGCCCACACCTCTTCCGTTCTCCATTGGGAGACCGGGAGACAGTGCGTGATACCGTCGTAGGCGCACTCGTAGGTCTCGCCTCGCACGCCAACGTTTTTACGTCGGGCGGGGCTCTCCTCGGCTCGCAAGCCAACAAACGCTAAGTCGCACCCATGACTGAGATTCATGTGCCGGGCCGGATCCTTGATGAGGATGCGCGCCAGCTCTCCTGTGTGAAGCTCGCGCATTTGTGGCTTGTTTTGCCACACCCCAACCAGCTCATAGAGGTCAAGCATGCCCATGGGTGGGTCGACCCAGTGCAGATCCAAGTCCCAGGCAGTCGCCGTTTTTTCGACGAACCGATAGGTATCAGGGAACTCAGCTCCCGAATCGAAGAAGGCGACTTTGATATCTGGTTTTAGGCTACGGACTAAGGCCAAAGTGACGGTGGAATCCTTTCCGCCACTCCACGATACGTAAGGTTGGCGTGCTTGCCGTAACGCCTGCTGGATGACGCTCAGGCTGTGCGCAAGACGCCGGCAGAAGACCGGCATCTTGGCACACAGCAAATAGCGTTCGCGTTCGGCAGAGGGCATCATCGATTGCCGCCGCCTTTTTCCGGGCCGCCGCTTCCCCCGCTTTTTGTGGGGCTAGTTTTGGGTGCGGCGCCTTTGGCGCTCTCACGCTTAATTGCCACTGATCGTCACCTCCCTTCGGCACAGCAACCGTTCAGAACCGGGCGGCCATTTGCATACGCGCAGGTTAGAGGACTCCCAATAGGGAGGGCGAATGGACGTCACTTCGTCTCCATTTTCGTCCGGTGTCGGACGCATCCAGGATAGGTCCTCGCTTGTTTCGCCAACCGCCCATCGGCGTATGCGCCCGTACCCCTGACTGCGTTTCTTACCGATGTGGGTGACGTTCTCGAGGAGCTCCCGGATCTCGGTGGCGTCTCCCACGCAGTACCAGGTCAGACGAGGAATCAGAAAAATCGTGATCGGCATGCGGTATCCCTTGTATGGACCGCTCTTTGAGTTGACCTTGGCCCTACGCCCCCCAAAGTCCGCATAATCCTCTGCGATCTGGGCGTCGAATCGTTTATGCCAGAAGGTTGTCCGCTCTCCGGCCGTCTCTCCTATCGCGAAGGAGCATGCGTACCACCAATCGTCGCCAATCTCGACTCTTTTCAAGGGGACAGGGGGGTGGTAGATTTCTTCGGCTATCCCGCTCGTCGTCATTGCCAAACGCTCTGGCTCGTGCTCGAAGATCCACGACCAAGCGAGGAGACTGTCTAGCGGAAGATACAGATCGGACGTTGCAACACGCCCATCCACCATCCAAGCGTCAACGCGCAACGCCTTCAATGGCCCTCACCAGCCCTTCCCGGTCAGAGTCGAGGTACTCCGTATACCGTTGGAGGTAGGCATCATAAGCCTGCTTAGCTGCCTCAGCTGTGGGCCCGAGTGTTGGGCGATTTCCGTCGACCTGTAGTAACAGCTCCTCTCGTTCTGATCCAAACGGCGCCCAGGTCGAAACGAGAGAGACGCGCCCAAAGCCGATCCGGTTCTGTCCGCCGAGGTACGGTGCGGAGGACCACTCATGAAGGGCAGAGGCCAGAGCTCCGAATTCGAGTTCGGTAAACCCCAGAAGGTCTGTGGATTGATATAGTCGGGCACCGGCCGAGAGGCATTCCATCGTATAGCGCATTTGTTGAGGCTTGGATTCTTCTTTCTTGGAGGATCTAGATTTCGGAGTATCGCCTGGATCGCGCCCCGTTTGGTCGCCGTCCTTTACTGCCTCTATGAGTTTTGCGTCTTCGGTCGATTGGACGTAAACGGATAGGTTGCTGTCCTTTGCATCGTCTTTGCGACTGTGGCTGCGCTCTGTCGTCATCTGCCTCCAAGAGACTGCGTCGAGGTTGCGCAGCGATTCTGGTAGCAGGTGTTGCACTTCAGCGCAAAGCGGATATGCATCCCCAACGGCCATTTTGCCGGGCAGAAGCTGGTTCCCGACACCGCCTCCGAACACGGACACGAGAGGGAGCGCCTCGCGTATCCGCAGGGCCTGATCGATATCGATGGACTGATCTCCCCCGATGGAGCCACCAGAGAACAGGAGGTAAAAGATTTTTAGTGGAACCCGGAGGGTTTCTGACCTACCGAGGGCGTCCAATAGATACTTGGAACCGCAGTCCCGAAGTTGCCCGCGCCAGGCGTTTCCGTGGTACACGAATACTTCCGTCGGCAGTCCCTCGGGCCCGAGGATGTCTTGGGTGTCCAAGTAGCTGTCAGGACCGTGGCTTGATCCAATATGCGACATGGGCGATAAGAGGGTAAACAGCGTCTCGATGCGTCCTCTCAACTTTCCGTTACTCATTTTCGTCGTCCTCCCCCTGAATAAGTCCTTTCACTTCGAGCGGTTTCTCCCGTTCCAAGCGGTCGCGCACGAGAGCAATGATGAGTGCCGTGCGCCCATAGAGCCTTGAAAGCACAACCTTGTCGTCGGCATCCTCTAGGACGGATGTCCAAAACACGCGCCGCCCACGGTCCTGCACCTGTGTCATTTCTCCGGTAGTTCGGTCGACGGCCATTGTGATGGTGTTCCCGCCATCCCACATCCAACGCGGCTGGAGGGTGGCGCAATGTAACTTCGGCTTTAGGCGCTCGATAAAATCTGACAGATTCAGTGCTCGCTTGCTGCTGGACTTGACGGCGGATTCAACGGTACCCCAGATGCCCGGCGTGATTTTCAGGCGTTTCACGTCACGGCTGCGCCAAATTCCGTATACGAGAAGCGCACCTATTGCGGCGTCTTCATCGCGGGTGTCAAAGCCGTAGAACACGATACTTCCCCTTTCTGCGCCACGAACGCGACAACATCCAATAAGCGGCTTCCGCGGAACGGCCCGATGACCGCCTCGTCTTTCTCCCAATCTGCAATTCCGTAGGTCTGGATTCGGTGCCCTTGGTAGGAGGCGCTGAGGATCTCCTCCTTGGTGTGGCCTCCTTGATAAAGCCGCTCAAAAACTTGGAGCACGCAGGCGAAAACGCTTGGTCGAACCAGCGTCCTGCGCTCCTCCAGCATCAGATCCCATTGCTCACGGCTATACCCAACGTGGCCTTTAAAATGCAGCCATTTTTGTCCGCTGACCGCCACGAGGAGTACATAAGGAGGATCAGGTTGAGAGATCAGGAGCGAACGAATCTGTGGGCGCGAGAGCAGGTCCAGTTTGTCGCCGCGCGCGTACATGCTGTAGTTGCGCGTGTCGAATTTGTAGGAGAGCGCCCACGCACAGTAGTCGCAAACCACATCGCTGTCCGGCGCCTTAGCCCAGGATTGGTCAGTGAATGTATCCTTGATTACTTTTCCTTTCGGCTTTCCGGTTGCCACGGCCCCGCAGAGATAGCACCGTCCCCGCAGCCACCCTTCGACCAAGGGTTGATAGACCACAGACTTACCGGAAGGAGACGGCACCGGCGAGCTAGCAACGGCGCAGTGGTACAAAACCTCAGTGGGACTCACCTCTCACTCACCCCATCCAACGCTTTACCTTCATTTCGTCCAGAGTGACGTACCGGATCGGCATCTTGAGCTGAACGGCGTTCAGGTGTTCCATCTGCGCACCTTGGCTTCGCTCCCACCCCGGTAGCATCCATATCTCATCGGCGTCCATGAGCATCCGGAGGGCTCGACGCATGTACCACTCCCAGGGCTTGCCGAACTCCGTTACACCGTCAGCCGGGTTGATAGGCTCGTGGCCTTCGAATTTCACGAGAGCGGCTGCGGCGAAGAAGGCTTCTCGGTTCCAATTCGGCAGCCCGGTCATGGGACCGGAGATGTACACCTTACACACGGCCAATCACCCTCCCCACGGGTCCGCATCTGTTAGCTCTACACGCGGTAACCGACCGTATCCCGCGATAGAGTGCAGTTGCAGCAATCGCGCTTCGCCGCCGGCGTAATGGAGTCGCACGGCGTCTCCGTAGTCCATCGGGTCCATGACCCAGCGGTACCAGCGGCGCTGTTTGGTTAACGACCGAGTCAGTTTCCGCAAGAGATCGTACTCGAGGTAGATCTCCGTCCCATCTGCCACGGCTAAGATTGGATAGCCTTTCAGAAGCGGCCGCGCCGCTTTGACCCTCCCTTCGAAGTCTCGCAATGCCGGCGTACTAATCCGTCCCTTTTTAGCCTGCTTCAGCTCGGACTGCAGGCGTTTGTACACTGCGACTGCCCGTTCCCGACCGCTCTTTATCTGCGCAATCTCCGATTCCGTGAGTGCTCGAAGAGTCATCGCACTCACAGCCTCTCTTGCATCTTGCTGATGAGGCCGGAAACGGCGCCACGGAACTTCGATCGGGCATCTTCGTCGGGTACCACATCGAGCGCGGTGAGCACGTCCTGGAAGGCACGCGTCAGCGCTTCAAAACACACCCGGAACCGCGCCGCCTCGACCCCGTTCGACTGGGCCGCTTTGCGCCGTAGATCCTCGAGCTCCCGTTCCAGCTCGGGCGGTACCCGTTCCACGACCGCGGGGACGTCCACATGCTTCGCCTCGAGCTCTTTCACACGGGTGCGGGCTTCGGCTAACTCGGTTTCGAGTCGCTGGATGTCGTCCGGCCGACCGATGAGCTTAGCCTTTTCCAGCTCACCTGTCAGATGTTTCAGTTCGACCTCGAGGGATTGCGCCCGAGCGCCGATCTCCAGGGCTACCCGTTCACTCTGCTGAAGTCGCTCTTCCAGCTGCTGCTTTTCTTTGATGGTTTTCTGCAGCTCGCGCGCGGACATGGCTTCCACGTCGTTTTCAGTGAGGAACTGGTCGCGCTCTTCGGCGGGCACACTGAGCAGCGCCAGGGCTTTGGTATACGACAGACTCCCAAGCGCTTGGGACTCTCCATACTCGCGATAGATCTGCATCAGATTGTTGGCCGTTGACTGGGAATAGTCGACGTTGTGTTCGAGCCACGCCATCCACTCGCCGTGAGGAACGACCTCTTTGGCTTCGACGAGACGACATCCAATCTCGACGCTGCTGACCAGGATGGCCTGACGGGCCTGTCCCTTGATGGCGTTGATTTCACCGGCGATCACGTCCGCCGTGCGGTTGATGGTTAGCGCGCTCATACGGCCACCTCCACTTTGGTGTGCTTCTTAGTTAGGAGCTTCTCTTGCCGGAACAGATCTAGGAACGCTTTGACCTCGTCCGTAGGCGAGCAGTTCCTCAGGCCGCGACACTGGGTAATCGCGTTGCTCGTTCCGTAAATCTCAAGGGTGTAAAACGGCTTGTCCGGCTCTTCGGCGCGACGGATTACGAAGAGGTTGGTCCGGCCGTCGGCATAGTTCTTTGCGTACGTGCCCACGCAGTGGTGCAGTGCTTTCCCCTCGTCGATGAGCTCTTGAGAACTGGCCGCTGGCCGCAGGATGAAACCCGACGCTTCGAACCGGTACTTTTGGAGCACCAGGCACCGTGCGGCGATCTGTTTGTCGAGCAGGGCATCCGCTTGGACCCTGACTTGCTCAATCGTGTTCTGGTGAGCGTTATGCAGGTTGGACGGGAACAGCACAGCGTCCTGAGTGAGGTCCATCCCGAGCTTCGTGCAGTCGTTGATGTAGTCGTGCCACGCGGCGAGGAGCGGCCCCTTGGAATGGTAGCGCGTGTATACGGCCTTGGTCCTCAGTTGCTTGGTGAGATAGGCTTCGACCCGTCGTAGAGTCGTGTGGTGCAGTACGTGTCGAAGGGCGTAGTCCTGGCTCCCATCTACCTCTGTCGCAAGGGCGTCTAGCTGCTCGATGCTGAGCTTTGACCCGTCTTTACGCGAGATCTGGTACAGACGCAGAAACCATGGAGTGACGTCGACCTTCGAGGACCGCAGGTCGGTAAGGTCCTGCTTGGTCATCCGAAGAACCTGCAGCGGATTCCTCCCCCGCCAGTTGACGACCCCGTACGTCTTGTATCCGTAAAGTTTTGCTTCTACCAAGCTCGAAAAGCCCAGCTTCGTGAGATACTCGATGCACGGGTACTTGGCCGCCAGGTCGAAGAATTTAACTCGGTCGCCGTTGTTGTAGCGCTCCCACGTGCTGTACTGGAACGGCGTGCCTTGCACAGCAGCGACGATACTGGCGTTGGAGCAGAAGCACGCCTTGAACTGTGCGTAGCTACCCATGAGAGACCACACGGTCTTCCTACGGCTCCAGAGGTCCCCGCAGACATACGTGCCACGCTCAGCGTAGTAGACGTACCGCTCATACATCACGCTCTCCCCGGGTGCGAACACGTACATCGCCCGAACGGCAAACTCGGTTTTCACCTCGCGATAATCCTCGCGATAGTCGCGCACCACGTAGATCCCGCGCGCGGTGATTGCCTCTGGGTTTTGCGCTGATTTTTCGTAGTAGACGACGTACGCATCGTCCACCAGATATTTGCGCCCTCGGCCGCTTGCGCGAACCCTGCACGTCGAGCCACAGGATGGACACGTCTCCGTCTCGCCGTGTCGCAGACCGTCTGTCTCGTGGTCTTGGTGGCAATGCGTGCAGTATGCGAATTGCCGTTTGCCCTCGCGGCGGGTGAAGAGGTAACGACTGTGCAGAAGCGCCACATCTGTGACGTACTCGACGAGGCCTTGGCTGACGGTCGCCGAGAAGTGAGCACTGAATCGTTCAAACTCGAGATCGCCCAAGTCCGCCACCCCCTACAGAAAGTCGTCCAGACTGACGTTGAACTCCGTCACTGCTTGTGGCGCGGGGGTAGCCCGTGCGGATGCTTTACCTTTGATCCCGAAGTACTTGAGTACAATCCCGAACCCCTGGGCGTCGGTCAGCACGGCGACGTTGCCTGACTTCTGCTTGCTGGCCTCTTTGCTCATGCCGTCCAGGCTCTTGGCGATAGTCTTACCCTCGGCCAGGACCTTGGCCGCGTCGTCGGGGTGCGCGGTCACGTGTCGGAGCAGAAAGTCACCGACCACTTGCACGTAGGTGTTGTTGGGCGCCTTGGCCATCTCATCGCGGATCTTCTCTATCGCTTGGTCGAGCATTGCTATCAGTCCTTTCTGTAGAAGCTCGTTACGAACCCATCCGCACGTAGCGAGAGGCCTGGTGCCCAAGGGATGGGCGAACTCATCGTTGCGATCACACTCTCAAGGTCTGCGGTCTCGGTGGGGATCTCAACCACCGCCTCATCATGGACATGGAACACGGTTCCCCATCCGAGTGCGTCGAGTCGTACCAGGGACACTGCGAGACAGTCTCGAGCGAATGCCTGTGTTACATTTTCTACCAATTTACCCCCATACGTGGGGACGACTTCCCACTTGCGCGTTTGCTGATTGACACCGTGATAGTGCAGCGCTTCGCGGTTGCGGTCGTTCGTCTGCAGGAACGGTCGCGGATAGAACAGCTTTCGGCTGCTCGGCAACGTGATGGTCAAGAAGTCTTGGCCCGTCGCGTGAGGGCTTTCCCGTGCTAGGAGCAGCCCTCGGATTCCAACCGGCTGACCCGTGCGCATCACGTCGAGGGCTGCGTTCTCAAGCGAGTACCACAAGTCCACGATCCGCTTGTTGGCCGAGCGCCAACGCTGGATGATTTCAAGAAGTTGATCATCGGACAGCCCCATTTGGTCTGCGCCCATGGCCTTGAGCGCTCCAACGCCCCCTTGGTATCCGCAGTTGTGAACGAGTTTTCCAGACACGGTGAATCGGTGGCGTGGACCGGCGTTCAGAATGTCATAGACGCGAGTTTGGCGGCGATTCCGCGCCAGTTCTTCCGTTTTTCGTACACGGCTGATCGTGCTTCCTCGATGATTTGTTCGCGGGTCATCCCACTGGAAAGTTTCCGGACAACGGTTGACCTCGCGTATGGCCACTCGTGTGGATTCCATTCTTTCAGAACCGTGATTCTTCGATTGCCGCATCGGCTTACTCGTGTAGCCCATCGAAGGTTTTCCGCTTCGTAGTGGCCCTCGTTGTTGATACGATCGATTTCGAGATATCGTCCGGGCAGCCCGAGATTCTGGATGATCCATATCCCTGCTTCGGTTACGGATGCGAATTTGAACTTGATACCTCTCGCCCCGAAATTGTGATAGCCCGGATTGCTCGGGTTCTCGCACCGTTGCTTTGCGGCCGTTAACCTCCGGTCCAACCAAAGGGGAACCTGGCGAGGCTGAGAGCACGGCTGACACCCTGCTGATTTTCCAGAGACGAGATTGTAATAGTCCGTCCACTGAACCCTTCCACACGAAGCACACCGAGTCAGCACCATCGGGTCTCGCCAGTTGCGTTTCCAGCGCTTCTCCGAACTGATGATCTCTACCCACCCGTACCGGATGCCGACCATCTCCGGATTGAATGAGACGTGCTCCGCTGGCGGCGGCGTCGCCAAACCGTAACGGCCGCGATTCCCCTTCGACCCAAACGAGATGATCGGGAGTTGCTGAGAGGCCGTCATAGCTTAATACCTCCTTCACACCCTTGCAGATAACTCCGTCATGCGTAACCCAACCCAAGCCGTCCCACAGTCGATGAGCCCGGGTGACCTGCTCGATGGGTATAAGCCCTCGGTCGGTGAGGACTGCCTCGCCTTCCGCTATGCAGGCGAGTTCGGCCACCTTACCTTTCTGTCTCAGCTCGTACTCCGGGTTGCCTTTCACAATCCGCTCCAGCGGCACGCCGAACATCTGGCTCGCCGAGGCTTCGTAAATCTTGCCGTGGGTTGCGAACACGTCTAGGCGCCACTGTTCCCCTGCCAACCATGCGATGACACGCGCCTCGATGGCGCTGAAGTCGGCCACAACGAACACGTGCCCAGGCACCGGTACGAACGCGGTGCGTATGAGTTGCGAGAGGGTATCCGGAACGTTACCGTACACAACGCGCAGAACGTCGAGCTTGCGCTCCTTCACACAGTCTCGCGCGTGCGACAGTGCCTCCAGATGGTTGCGGGGCAGGTTTTGCACCTGCACGAGACGTCCCGCCCATCGTCCGGTTCGATTGGCTCCATAGAACTGGAGCAACCCTCGCACGCGGCCGTCCTCGCACACGGCGGAACTCATCGCGGTGTACTTCTTGACGGATGTCTTGCTGAGCTCTTGCCGGATTTCGAGCATTCGTTTGGCCGCGCCGTCGTCCAGACCATCAAGCATCCCGGTCACGGTGTCCTTGCGCAGATTGGTGACTTCCTCGCCCAGTTCATCCCCCAACCACTTGGACAGCTGGGACACGCTTTTGGGGTTCTCCAGCCCGGAGATCCGGACCGCTTCCCCCATCAGGTCCATGGTGACGATCTCGCTTATGGTGATTGCGCCTTTGACCAGGCTCAGGTCTACCGCGACCCCGCGCGCGTTGATGCGCTGGTCCAGCTCCCACAGCCGTTGCTCCTGCTCGGGCACGGGGAATGCGGCCAAACGTCTCTCTATCTCCATTTCAGTAACGACATCCTGGACGCAGTAGTTCTTGAAGAGTTGCCATTTCTCCGGTTCGTGATGGGGTAGCGTTCGGGTACGGTTGCCGTTGCTCTTAGACGGTTTGCAGGGAACGCAGAACGTCCGGATGAGCGCGGAGCCAATGCTCATCTTCCGCTTGTCCTCGGGCAGCCCGAGGGCGGCGGCGGTCGCGCCTAGCCCAGCGGTGTACCCGCAGTACAGCCCATGCAGCATTGTGCAACGCCACTGAGCGAGCCAATCCTCGGTATGATCTACCCAGAAAAACTTGCTCAGGCAGTACCATTCAAAGGGCGCGTTGTAGGCGTGCTTGGTAACGCAGGGGTCGAACAGGGCCGTAACCACTTCGTCCGGCAGGCGCTCGCCCTGTGCCAGGTCCACGATTTGCACCGGCGCACCGTCGAGCGAGTAGGCCAGGAGCAGGATCTCAAAGTCCGGTGACTGGACGTACTTGTGCATGCCAGCCTTTTTGATGTCCACGCTGGAAAATGTTTCGATGTCCAAGTTCAAATGTTGCACGGCTTACCTCACCCCCAGACACTCCGGGCCCTCGGGAGGTTGAGGGCCCGTGTGCTTCGTTGTGTGGCCACCTAGATGCCCATCACGGGGCTTCCGATCGGCAGTCCAGTGATCGGGTCACGTTCGGCACGTGGTTGCTGCTGCGGGTAAGCGGGTTGCTGTTGCGGGTAAGCGGGTTGGCCATACGGCGCTTGAGCGGGTGACGGGTAGCCCGATTGCGGCGGCTGTGGTTGGCCATACGGCGCTTGAGTGGGTGACGGGTAGCCCGATAGCGGCGGCTGTGGTTGGCCATACCCCTGCCGTGGTTGACCGTATGGCGCTTGAGTGGGTGCGGCAGGCGGGTAGGCCGGTTGACCGTATGGCGCTTGAGTGGGTGACAGTTGACCGGGATACGGCGCAGGCGCAGGTTGAGCGAGGCTGGCGAAGTCTTCTTCGGCCGAACGACCGCCGGACAGCGGCTCGCCGTCGCCGACCTTTTGTACGTTGCCAAGCCCACACCCAATACCCTTTTTACCGTTGGTGAAGTAGGCAAACATACGGAATGACACGTGAGCGTATATACCGGAGTAGATTTCCGTCGCGTTTAGGATAGGTTGCAGTTGAGCGTCAACGATATCCGGTTTGCGGTCCGCTTTGCACGACGCCGTCATCACCCAGTGGCCCTTGCATTCGGGTCCGAACGGAAGACCGTCGGATGGCTTGACGCCGTCCCCGTCGTAAATCGGAGTCGCGATCTGTGGCGGCCGCACCCCATTCCAGCGCTTCTCAATACCCTCTTGGATAGCGGCTTGGACGGCAGTATCGACGCGCTGCTTGGTCGCGAAGTCAGATTTCGGGATGAGGATTGTGACGCTGTACTTGGGTTCTTGACCATTGCGCGCGTAAGGTTGGAGCAGGTGAACGAAACTCAGTCGCACACGACCAGTAACAACGCGTTGAGGATCGGGTTGACTTGGCATTGGGTTAACACTCCCTTGGTTGATCCGTTGGATGACGACATCATCGGCGTCCAGGTATTCGTAGGTTCTGAGACGATGCGCCGTCAGCATCCGCATGACTTCGCCGAATTCATTCAGCTGATCGGTGATCCATTGGCGAGCTCTACTCAGTGATTGGTTGACGAGTTGACGAGTTGACGAGTAACGTTCATCGCGTGAGATCAGTCCTCGGTAACGGGTGAGAAGTCGTCAGCGGCCGTGCTACGAGTGATCGCTTCACGCTTGTCGGTTGCGGGTACGAGTGTCGGTTTGCCGGGTCGCATCTCAACGTGCGGTTCGAGCAGCTCCCGATACCGCGCCTTGCCGAGTACCTTTTCGACGGCGGCAACGGTCAGGGGTCGCCGCTCGTACAGTACCGCCTCCTCCACGCCGCTGGCGACCAGTGCCGCGAACGCTTCATCGAGGTCTCTGTACTGTCGACTCCCGCGGCCTTCAACGGCCTTCCAGCCGGGTAACTCGGTGCCTGACAGGCACTGCGCCAGGGCGTACTCCTCAAGGTCAGCCACCCATTTGGCCAGGTCCTGAGCCTTCGCCAGTATCTCGGCCACTTCTACATCCGAGATGAGCGGGGGCTTCATCTTCTTGAACCCCTCAAGCGCAAGGTTCGCGTCCGCCCTGGCGCGGCAAGCGTGCCGGGCCCGGCAGAACCGGCAGTGTTCACCCGGGACGTACTCGCCCTCGCCGACGTGGGCCAGAGCCGCGAGGGGCTTGATGGACGCTCCCCATGCCAACAGCTCGGTCAGAGAGATTGTGTCCTCCGTGATGCTGTCGAGCCGAGGCTGGATGATGGCCATCTTGATGGTGTCGATGGGGTACAAGAACCCATAGGCCGCGTAGGCCCCAAGTGCGTAGAGTCGCATCTGCGTGTTGCCCACGGCGTCAACGGGGACGCCTTTGCCGTACTTCAGATCCGTGACGTACAGCGTCCCCCCGCCGATGACGATGCAGTCGCTCGTACCGAACCCTTCGGGCGCCCAGGCCCCGTAGTCCACCTGCTTCTCGACGGCCACGTACGGCGGAGACGTGTAGGCATGAACGATGGCTTGGACGTACTCGAGGTACACATCGGTGTGCTTGTTCATTCCGCGATCCCAGTCCGGATGATCGCCCAGCTGTGCCAGGAGCTTTTTCAGCGCCGCGTTATACTTGCGCACCGTCATCGGTTCGACGAACGCCTTGCGGAGCTTGAGCTCGGCGATCTCGTGTGCCAGGGAGCCTTCGGCCGCGTACTCCGACCCAGTGTCCGGGAACTGCGCGGACAGCCGGGCGCTCGGTGTACAGGTGAGCCACTGCTTGCTTGATGAGGCGCTGAGCACCGCGTGTGCGCGTTCGGCGTGAGCACGTTCGGTCGGCGCCGCGGTTGATGTTGAAGTCATGCGGTCATCCCTCCCCTCGTTCGCTGACCTTCGGGGTTGCCGTTTCGCCGAGGATGAACTGCACGTCGATGACGGAACCCGTCGCAAGATCGTTGAAGTGATCCTCGATGTACTGGTGAGCGGTCTGCATCGTCCGGGCACGCCAGGCGCAAGGCAGAAAGGTGCACTCATCCAGCCGGAGTTTGTACACCATGACGAGTGGCCTGGTACCCCCGAAACTGCCATCCATCAGCAGCCAAGCTTCCTTCGGCTCATCAGACGCAAGCTGCGTCGCGATGACAGGAATGGATAGCGGTGAGTCACGGATCTCAAACGCCTTGGTCACAAGGGGCCTCATATTCGTGCCCCCAGGCTTCGGAGGGCCGTCGCAAAGTCGCCGTACCGCTCATGCGGCAGCGCGGTAAGCGCGTCGACGCCGTACTGCCCAAGGAGGCCTCGGACTTCGGCCATCCGTCCCGCATCAATGAGCTGCGTCGCGGCAACGGCAAGCTGATCCATCGTGTACGTCGGCGCAGACGTGGGAGCGCCAACTGGCGGCTGTTGAGGCGGTGCCGCTTGCTGAGGCGCCGGTTGAGCTGGGGCGGTCTGCTGCGGCATTCCCGATGACACGGGGACACCCGCAGGCGGTTGCTGCGGATAACTTGGCGCGCTCCCAGGTTGCTGCACCGGTGTGCCGCTGACCGGTGGAGACTGTGGTGCGGGTGTTGTCCAGGGGGCTTGATTCGTTACGGGAGCCGGTGCAGCCACCCCTCCGTGCGACAGGACGGTGAGGGCGGACAGGACTTCAGGCGTGAGATCAGCAGGAGCGAGCTCGATGGTCAGTCTCATTGGTGGTCCTCCTCGGGTATGTGCTAGGGTTACTAGACGGCGCGCCGCTGCTGGGCGGTGCGGACGAGCAGGCGGACCCGTTGCTCGGCCGCGAGGTATAGATGCCAGCATGCCGGTTCGGTCTCGGGGTCCGCATGACGCCACGTGTCGTACCGGGCATCGCGTTCGCGGATGGCCGCAGAGAGATCGGCTTGGACGTCGGAGTAGTCTGGCGCGGGCATCAGGGGTTTACCTCGCAGGTCGTTGACCAGCTTGGCCATCGCAGCATCAATGGCAGGCGAGACGTCCTTGAGCAGCCACTGCGGACCGTAGAGTTGGACGGCAAAGTGACAGTCCTCGCAGACGAGCAGCTGCCTGCCTTGTACCTCAGTCTCGTGCCGTACGGGCCCGGTGAAGCGGTGGCAGTGGTCACAGCGTGGCTGTGTCTCGCGACCTGGGCCACGGGGTGCACGTAGACGGTCAAACAGCTCGGCAATCTTCATGGGCTTGTCCTCCTTCAATCGGTTGGCGGTTAGACGCTCAGCGTGTTTGCGACGGCGCCGGATGCATCGCGGGCAGAGGTCCACGGGCCCCAACGAGACCCAGGCGCCGGAATTGAGTTGTATGCACCTGATTCGGACAGCGCCGACGGATAGGCAGTCCTGGCAGCGCTTCTGGCTACGCATTGGACTTGTCCGGCATAGCTGTCGGCTTGAGCGCGTCGCGGTTGAGGGCCTCATAAACCGCTCGATCCTTGAATCCGCAGAACAGGCAGTCGTCGTTGTGCCCAATCAACTGAACTCGTCGTAGTTCACCGCGCAGACGCTCAACCTCGGCGGCCAGCTGGTTGCGCTCACGTACCAACCCGCGTACGGACTTCAGGTCAATCGCCGTTTCCTTCGGCAGAAGATCGTCAGTGGAGCCCACAGAGCTTGTCCTCCCTTGTCGCCCTGTGGCCCAGGTGATACACTGGCCGCAGAGCGTGGCGTTTTGCGCTTCACTTGGGCTCGCCGGCACCTGCCAGGGCTGCGGCGAGCTTTTGCACGTCTACTTCCAGTCGGTCCGTGTGGTAGCGGATACGGGCGGCGGCCTGGCGCGCCTGGATAGCTAAGCCAAGACTGTACGTGCTATCGAACGTCACGATCTGCGAGGCCTTCGCGCGGGCTAAGTACAGTGCGCCCAGGTCCTCTGCGGCGTGTTCCTCATGCCGTAGGTCCCTTACGTGTGCCTGGAGGTCGGCGAGGAGCTGTGCGGTGTCACGCGGCACGACGAGTCCGGCCACATACCGCATCCGGTCTCGCCAGTTCGCGCGGTCCTGCAGCTGCATCGTGAGTGGTCGACTGTCTTCCATGTGTTGTCACCCCCTTTCACGGTCGAGCCACTCATCTACCGCCTGACGGATCTCGGCATCGCTATGGCCCAGGCGTCTCATACTCGCGATGAGCAACCTCAGGTCTGACTCAGCGCGTCGGGCCAGGTGGGCGCTGAGTGTGTAGTCAGGCGTCGTCTTCTGCGGTTCCTTCACCGACGGGTCTCCTTTCGAGTCTGGCCTCGATCCATTTGTCTACATCTTCCAGCCGGAGGAAAATCTTGCTTCGAATCCGGAACGACGGGATTTCATCGTTGTCGATCATGCGACGAAGAGTTTTGCTGTGAATACGTAGATACCGAGCGCACTCTTCCACCGTCATGTGCCGGCTGTAAAGGGCTTGCTCAATTCGCGGTTCAAGGCGTTCCAGCAACCGGCGTTCCAGGTCATCCGTGATTTCTTGGCGCAGTTCCTGGAACGCCGCCTCAAAAAGTGGCATGTGGCATCTCTCCTAGGAGGATACTTTTTCTCTCATCCGAAAAAATTCTGACTTAACCCCGAAAAAAATTTTGTCCGCCGGAACGCCGTAAACTTGCTCGGCCTGCAGTACAAAAGTATGCGGTACGCGCGTCGAGTCTTGCTCGTATTTCCACAAGGTGTCTCTATGAATCCCGAATTTCTTTGCGGCCTCGATTAGGGTCAGCCCGCAGTTTACGCGCGCGGCTTTCAAGGTCAGCTGTATCGTGATGTTCTGCTCCACGGGACTCGTCTCCTTTCCGCATAGGGACATCTTATACGAATAAAATCGGACTGTCAACCGACTTTTTCGGATATTCGGTTGCTTTTTTCGGTCTGCATCGGATATAATCGAACCGTCCTGGACAAGGCCGAAGGAGGGCTGGATGGTGGATCGCGGAAAGCACACTGAGTATGAGTCAAAGCTGCGAGACACGATCGCGGCGAATTTGCGCCAGTTGCTGGCGGACCGGAACATGACTCAAATGGAACTCAGCAGACGCTCCGGTATCCCGACCAGCACGATGTCGGATTACTTAAACTCGAAGTCTCTAGCGGTCCCTGGCAACGTAGAGAAACTCGCACGAGCGCTGGACGTCGAGAAACATCTGATCGATCCCAGTTTTGCCGACCGAGAAGGATTGACACCAAAGGTTCCACGCATCGGCGTACAACGGATCTTTGACACCGTTGCGCGGGCAGAAGAACTGCCTGACGAGGATCTGGAAGTGCTGGCAGAGGGTATTGAAGCCTTGGTGAAGCACCATCTCGGGAAACACAAGGACCGGTCTTGACGGAGGTTTTCCATGCGAGAGTGTTCACCGCTAGGCTTCCCCGTGTCAGATTTGCCCCAGAGATGCCGTACATACCGCGCGCTTCGAAAGGCGCGGGAGTTTCTTATCCGTTCGCACGTGACGAAATTGCCGATTCAACCTCAAGTTCTGTACGACATGTACGGCTGGGGTTTGTATTCCAAAGACGAAGCGCGGTCGATTTTCCCGGGCGTCGACTTCCTGCGTAAGGGTATCGAGGCTCGCACGGTGCGGCACCGAGAAACGGGAGCCTACATTACGGTCTATGATGAGACCGTGCTGCCAGAGCGAATCCTTTTCACCCTGGCCCATGAGATTGGTCACATTGAAATGGGGCACCTTGTGGCTCTGTCTCAACGCGACGAGCTCCTTACCGCACTAGTGCGTCCTGTTGTTGAGCGCGAGTCCGACAAATTCGCTGCCGAACTGCTCGCCCCGACCGCCGTACTGCGTGCTTTGGGCCTCACCAACCCCGCAGAGATAGCCAGAGTCTGCGGACTGTCGACTCAGGCATCGCGAAATCGGGCGCGGGAGCTGGCCTGGTATTGCGACACACCGATGTGCCTAGAGATGTCACAAGACATGCGCGATCTATTTTCACCGTTCATTTCCAACCTTTGCTCCGTGGCGCGATAGTCTAGCATCTTTATCTGAGAAAGGAGGTGATAATCTATGCCGAGCATTGAGAAGCGCGGCGCGAATTCCTGGCGTCTCGTGGTAGAAGATGGGTACGACGCCACCGGCAAGCGCGTCCAGCGCAAACGAACGGTGAAGGTAGACGATCCGGAACTGCTGAAAGGCACCAAGGGGGCGAACCAGCGGCTCCAAGACTATCTGCGTATGGAACTGCTCAAGTTCCAACGTGAAGTCGAGTCGGGGCAATTTGTTCAGCCGTCCAAGATGACCGTCTCGGAGTTTGTCGCGGTATGGAAGCAGAACCACGCTGATCAAAAGCTCGGGGCCTACACGCGCCGGCACTACGTGCAGCTGCTCAACGCTCACGTTCTCCCCGCGTTTGGGCGCATGGACATCGACAAACTAAAGACGATGCACCTGGTGTCATTTTTCTCGCGTCTGCGTACGCCGGAAGGCCGTAAGGATGGACGGAACAAGCTACTGTCGGCCAGTACGCGAATCAACATTTACAACGCCTTAAAATCCGTCCTGGATGCGGCCCATCGTTGGCGTGTGGTATCGGCCAACCCCCTGGATGGCGTGGAACGCCCGAAGGCTGACAAGGCGGAGAAACGAGCCGCGAGAGAAGTAAAGCACGCGTACACGCGCACCGAGGCTGAGCAGCTCATTGTTGCACTCATGGACGAACCAGAGCACTGGCGGCTGTATTTCCTCGGCGTGCTGTTGGGCGGATTTCGGCGCGGCGAAATGCTAGGGGTGGAGTGGCCACAGGTAGACTTCGACCACGGCGGCATCCACGTGGAAAAGCAGATTTCTCTGGACGAATTTGGCCGACCGGTGGAAGCGGAACTGAAAACCGAAGAATCGCGCGCGTACGTCCCGATGCCGCAATGGTACATGGAGGAGCTCGCCCGATATCGCAAGGCGTGGATTGAGCAGAAATGGCACCAGCAGGCCCGGCTCAAGTGGACGGGGGGCGACAAGCAGTATGTCTTTCATCCGGGCACCGGCGAGAAGTTCTATCCGCAAAGCCCGTCGCATCAATGGCGCAAATTTCTCACGAGACACGATCTGCCGAGAATCCGTCTCCACGACTTGCGTCACACGACGGCCATGTTGCTGCGCGAGCAGGGAATTGACATGAAGACCATCCAAGAGCGACTTCGGCACTCGAGGCTCTCCACCACGGCCGACCTGTACACCCACGAATCGGAGCTGGTGAGCCGCGACGCCGCAGATAAACTGGAATCGCTCAATCCGTTCCCAACCCGTTCCCAAAGCCACTGACCTACGACGGATGACCCATGAAGGGAAATAGAAAACCCCTTGTATCACAAGGGATCTTCGGGTCTTCCTTTGGTGGAGGTAGTCGGATTCGAACCGACGGCCCCCTGCGTGCAAGTTTGGTTGCGTTACGGGAACGGCATGGCCTTTCTTCGCGCCACCCCTTGATAGACTGGGGGCGGCGCATTTTTATTTGGAACGCGATAGACACGTTTGCATCCCTGTGCACGCAATTCCGTTCCCAATCCGTTCCCAAGCGACCGACGACTTTGGGGCTGGGCTTTTGCGCGGAAAAAATATCCCAATCAATCGGCTATACTCTGTTGACATACTGTCATGACAATGGTATTATAGAGACATCAAGAGGAGCACACAAACGGAGGCGGTTGAGATGGCGCAGACAAAATGGATTTACGACACAGCTTACATGATGCGGCGGGCGCATGAAATGGCAAAGGTGGACAGCAATCGGCTGAAGAACTACCGCCAGAAGTTCTCCGCAGCTCTCAAATATCAGTGGGGACAAGCGCGCAAGGCGCTCCGTGCGGCCCTTGAGAAGGAACAATCCCGTTCCGCTATCCGTAGCGTCCCTGCTTCCGCGGTGCGCCCGGCGACTCCAAAGCAGCTTGAGTATCTCGGTAAGTTGGCCCGCAGGCTCGACAGGGTCGAGATGTTCGATTCTTTCTCAGGGACCGGCCGTCAGGCCGCAACCGAAATCCGTTCCAAGTCCCGCAACCGCCTGAGCATGGAAGACGCAAGCTCCCTGATTGACTGGGCTATCGACCTGCTCGACGACGCGATGTGAGAGGCTACGCCGCAGGTCACACAGGGGACCGGGCGATAGGAGGAAAAAGAAGTGAAACTGAATCTACGGGTCGTCGATGCACCAAGCAACAGCAAACTCGCTCGTCCACCATTTGCCGCTATCTACCGCAACGGTGAGCGCATCGATAACCCGCGAGGGCTGTGGGGCAAGGCCGGAGGTGTCATTGAGATGCAGCCTGGCGAGACGTGGGAGATCGAGATGGGCGCGGAATTCCGGGTCGGTCGTCACACGGAACGCGCGTCCGAGCGCATCGCTATAACGCCGGGCCGCCACCAGCTGGTCCACGGGCAGTCGCAGTATTTCATCGTCCAGATCACCGAGATTGCGTAGTCGCCCCGCACCCATAGCAAGGCGCTGCAGGTCACGTCGCCATCTAACAGACAGGTCGAAACCTAGCCCCACACGGGGCGATGGTCTGCCCGTGATGCGGGCACTGAGGAGATCGAAGGAGGGAATCACGATGCACAGAATCAACATTACCGACTCCGCGCAGTGGTTTGACGCTGACAAAGCCACGAGTTACGACGGCTACGCGCCCGAGGTCCACGGTAAGTTCGTCGACGTCAACACGGGCGACGAGTGGACGACGCACACCCTCTACCACACCAAGATGGATCAATGGGTGCTGGTCGTGGATAGTGCCTGGGCCAAGTCGCGCACGGCGGAGATCCTCGAACCGTCCGCCGCCTATGCGTGGCTGGCGCGCAACCGACATCACGACGCGATACCGCCGGAGGTGGACGACGCCAACAGTTTAGACAGCACCGGTTCGACACCCCGGCGAACCGTCCGTATCCCAGACGACCTGTGGGACCGGGCTCAATCGACCGGGAACGCCTCAGGCCTGATCAACCACCTGTTGACCGACTATTTCGGTCTGCGGTAAAATGGACCCAATCCGCGCGATGGCGCGGCCCCTTTGAAGGAACATGTCCGAGTCTTGCAAGTGCAAGCGACAGCACAATTTCCGCGCTTCGGCGCGGCCCCGGTGAGCGCAAAAAAATCCCACTCCATCACGGGGTGGGCTTTTTTTGCTGTCCTGATTACGCGCCTTGCACGGGCGGCACAACAGCACCGGCGGGTGCGCTTGGTGTTGGTGAGCTTGGTGTTGGTGCACTTGGTGTTGGTGCACTTGGTGCCGTCGACGTGTCAACCACCGGTACGGTCTGTGCGGGCGTGTTCGCCTGGGACGCGGCCTGACTCAGCTGGTTCGCCGCGGTCACACTCGGGCTGCTAGACACCTTGGACGCGAGAGACTGGAACTCACCCACTACCCCAAGCACCTGGCTCACACTGACCGTCTTACCGAACAGGTTGTGGACCTCATTCGTGATGGCCACGGCGACCGCATTCTTGGTCTCCGGTGTCATGGTCTCAACCTTAACGTCCAGGTTGTGAAGGACCGCCGTAGCGGCCTTGTAGATTTCCGACTGCTGAACCTGCGACTCGAGGTGCTTGGCCTTCAGTTCTAGTGCCGCGAGCTGCGGCGCGTGCAGGGCTTCACTTGCAAGCGTCTCGGCCTCGGCAACTCCAGCAGAGACGATGCCCTTGTGGTTCTCGCCCCACTTCACGAGCGGGCGGATAAACTGAAACTTCTTTTCGAGCCCCGCGACGATCAGGGCATACAGCGCGGTGGCCTCCGGGGACGTGGCGAGGGACTGCCATGCAATCACGATGATTCCTCCTTGTGCGCTCGATGGCGCGAGTTATTCGACAGTCTCCGGCCAGTGCCAGGAGTGCGGTTCGTGGGCCTCTGAGTAGTGGACGGATGTATACCATCCACCCTCGTTCGGTGCGTCGTTGGTTTCATCGGTGAAAGCCTGTAGGTTGACGTGCACGTCATCCCACACGCGGACGATGAGGGCGGGACGGTGAGGATGCACTCTCTCGTTCTTGGCGTAGTCGTACTCCGATGCGTGAGGCAACACAAAGTGGACGATGCGACCGACAGATGGCTTCGGCATCGACGAGTCCTCCCTATTGTTTGTTTGTTTGCGACGACGTGTATGGGTGAACGGGGGGAGTTGCCCGGTGTGTCAGGCGATGGCCGTGTCAGGCTTTGACGACCTGTGCGTGCCAGTGGTGCACCAGCGTGATGTCCTTGGCGGCGGCCTCGGCTTTGACCTCGGACGGGAACCAGCCGACGACAACATTCCAGTGCTGTTCGGGAGGCGGAGCGGGCTTCGGCGGATCAACCGGATACCATCCGGGTGCCACGTACACTTGGTCGACATCCACATCTACGCCGTCCACCTTGGTACTAACCACGTTTTGATACAGGTCGGCGTGCGCGAAGATGCGACCGCCGGACCACGCGATGGTCTGCCAGAACTTCTGGACCCCGCTCTTCGCGGCCGCGCTCGACAGGTACTCAAGGACAGGCAGACCACCATAGGCCCCGAGCTCGAAGTGACCGCTCAGCACCCTCCCCGCTTCCGTGAAGTAGGCGTCCGCCGCCGCGAAGTCCTCCGGCGTGTAGGCGTCGTAGTCCACGCTGAAGTACACCGCGATCTCTGGCGACGGCTTGACGCCAAGCCATGAGAGCTCGGTTAGCGCGTCGGTCGCGTCCTGCTTGCCCTGCGCGGCGGTGAAGTAGGCGCGAGACGTGCTGTTGCCCTCCCAATTGAACACGACCTTGAGTCCGGCTTGCGTGATCTCATGCAGCTCCTCCGGCGTGATGCCCTTGCCCCACTCGGGGTGAGTCTTGGCACCGAGATACCGACACACGCCGTCGACGCCAGAGCGTTTGAGCGCGAGCGCCTCCGCGCGGATGAGCGGCGAGAAGCAGTCAACGAATTTGGCGATGGGATTCATGCGGGATCTTCCTCCTCTCACATTCACAAGCGCTTGGTAACTTAGCGAGATTGTGGCGTGGACGCCTTGCGAGTGTTCTCCGCGTCGGCCTCTCGTTTGAGCAGTTCCAGGATGATGATTTGATTCGCCGCAATCTGCCGGATGAGCGGGATTTCGTCGTCGTGCGCCTCGGCCAGCGCTAGGATGGCGAGTATCTGAGCGCGCTCCCGCTCCTGCTTGGCCTCCTCCGTTTGCGCGGCCTGGTTCTGGGCGATCATGATGACGGACCCTTGTACGGCGGCGACGAGCGAGAGGAAAAGGTTGAGGATGATCGTCGTGGGGTCGAAGTTCAGGTGATGGCGGGCGGCCCAGGACGTGTGGTTCCAAGCGATTTCTGCGAGGCAACCCGCTAGGAAAACGCCCATGAACCGCCACGTCGCCATGGAACGGGTGATGCGATAGGCCACAGATACCTTCGGCATCCGATCACCCCTTGAAGATGAGATACTCGACTAGCCAGCCCATAGCCGCCAGCAACACGCCGATAAGGGGACCGACCCACGTGGGCGGTGTCTCGCGGACTTCCTTGACGGCCGAATCAATTTTCGACTCCACCCGACGGACGGTTGTGACCGCATTGTCGAGCCGCTCGGAGTTGAGACTGTCGCGTTCCTTCGCCGCCGTGTCGAGGTTGGTGATGCGCTCCTGCAGGTCCACCTTGACGTCGCGCAGGCGCTGCTCGTGCTTGGAGTCGAGGCCGGAAATGGCTTGCAGGGTTGTCACCTGCATGTCTTCAATCTTCTTGATCCGCGCCGAGTGGTCTTGTAGTTTCTCGCCGTGGTCTTCCAGCTTTTCCTTGATTTCTTCAATCGGGTCCAACCGTCCCCTACCTCCCTACTTTTCCGGCCACACCTGGTATGGCTTAGCTAACCGCCACAGGTCCTCGGGGCTAGGCGGCGGCCACTGCGGCACGGCCCACCGCGCGCGGTTGGCGAAGTCGGCGGCGAGCGTGGAGCAGAACGGCCAGCGCGTGTCGGCCCATGCGATGAGCCAGCGCGGCAGGTGGACGTACCCGCGCGAGAGGTCCCGCAATCCCTGATCGACGACGCCGAGCCAACCATAGAAGCGCCCCAGCTGGCGCTGCAGCCACGCGATGGCGAGGGGAAGCTTGGCGGTGTCATACGGCGGTCGACACACGACGCCTGCGCCGTAGTCGATGGACGCGCGCACGGTGCGCCACCCTGCCGCCTCGATCTTGTCGTAGCGTCCCACAGCGATAGCGACGTGGTACGGGTCAGTACCTGGGCCATCCTCCAGGTGCTCGCCAATCTCGATGAGACGAGGGCCGAGTCCGGTGGGGTGAAAATAAAACAGCAGGTCGCCAGGCTGGCACCAGAAACCGGGCATGGGATCGCTCCTTTCGTGGACATAAGAAAAAGACCACCTCCATCCGAGGTGGTCGGGTGTGTGGTGTCTGGTGGAATCAGCGCCAAGCCGCTAGCTCGGACGCGAACGCCAATTCGGTGTCCGACTCAGGCAATGCGACCACGGACCCGATCAGGTTGTTCCGCAGAAACGCGAGTGCCCACGCGACCTGTGCGTACGTCAATGTACTCCCCTTCGAGTCTTTGCACGCGGACGCAATGGCGGATATCTGCGTGGGGGACGATAGCGACGCGACGTATTGCGCGACGGTTTGCGCGAACCCATCTGCCATCCACGCCTGCTGGATAGGCTCTGTCACGAGGACCATTACAGCACCTCCACAACGTCAACCGTCAAAACTCCGCTAGGGGGTGGCGTAGCTCCGGTAGTTACCTTGACGAGTAGTGTGTCGCCCAACTGTTGGAGCTGGTTGGCGTCGTTCGAGTCGAACGTAGCGAAATACCTACTGGCGATATTGGCGATGGCGCTTGTGAAGTCCATAAATCGGGAGTGGTTGATAATGGCCGTTACATCTTGACCCGCTGTGACTCCGCCCAGCCACGACGATAGCTGGACAGCCAGCGCCACGGAGACGTAATCTCCGACCGGAGATTCAGTTTGAGAATCGCCAAGCACGCCTAGACCGACTTTGCGGTTGGTACACCCAATCGTCAAAATGGGGAAGGCAAAGACGTAGGAGGTACTGGCGCTAGGGATCTGCGTGTAACTGATGGTCTGCGTGGGATGGGTGATGACTTGGTGTGCTGACGTGATCAGCACATAGGCCTCCCAACTAATGACCGTTATTGTGCCTGTTTCGATGCCCTGAACGTAGTTCTGCGACAGATTATCGAGTAGGATGGGCCACGTTCCAACGGAGGTAACTCCATCTTGGAGCGTCACTAATGAGCCTGTAACGCTGCGCACAGGTACAGTCGTCACGACAAAACCTCCTTCAGTCGATAGGGTGGGGTTAGGCGCCGATGAGGGCCACACTAGGCGCGACGCTGAATGTCACGGTGATCTGATCCGCCCGG